TTTGGAATCCTTATAAGAAGTATGTTCAGCCATTTCTTTAAGGTCTAAGTTCTCAATAACTATCAGCTCATTGTGTTTACACAAATTTCTTGATAACTTGTTGATATAATCAACTTGGATATTATGAACTCTTTCAAATAATTTGTTACGCTTCATCGTGATACGATGGACTTTAACGGAGACCTTACGCTTTTTCTTAGATTTGTTTCTCATCTTTGAAATTGCTGTATTTAAAGAATCAATTTTATTTTGGAGTAATTCCATCTTAGATCTCTTTGTTGAAAACTCTGGTGCATTTGCACCAAAACTGTCAACGAAGAAATCTTTTAGGGAAAAATCTAAACCAATATGACCATTATCTACACGGTCTTCGTAAACCTTGTCGACCTCGACAAGTAACGATACTTTGTAAACACCAGTTTTGGTTCTTTTAATAGTTCCTGACTTAATTTTGCCGTTTAAAAAATCAGGTTTAATATTTTTACAGTTGAAATGAACATTTCCTACCTTTGGAATTTTTACGTATGACTTTGACTTACAGTCAGGATTATACGAAAGTTTTAAATTATTACTATAAAAATAATCTGAATGGGCTTTTTAGATCTAAAATGAACTAATCCAACTTTTTTGCCTTTTGCTCTTTTTGACCTATTGATTTTATTGGTCTGTTTAAATTTATAAAGAACTTGCTGAATAGTCCAAGAATAAGAACCTAAAAGAAATTCGTACTCCGTACGCAATTCTTTATAATCCTTATAATTTGGTGCTCTTTTTTCTTTAAGTGCTTTTAAATATTCTTCTACATATTTGTTATAGATAAATCTACAATCATTTAAATGTTTATCTTAAAGCAGTTTTTGAGCACTATCAGGCTTTAGTTCAAGAACTAAACCTCTGATAATCTTAGTCATTCAAATTCCTCTATTTTTATATAAATATTATATAATATATTTATTAGAGTGTAAATATGAGTATAAGGCTCATATTTTTATCCATTGGGTTTATATAAAAAAAATGAAATTCAAATTATTAGAAACAAGTGAAATTGATACACTAAAAAAGATAACCGACCAGGAAGAATTGTATAATACATTAATCAAAATGCTTAGGTCAAAAAATTACGAGGACACCGTTGATTTTATTGACGACCTTGTTGATGATCCAAAATTAAGATTTATTTTAAGTTTAGGTTTTGGTGGTAAATTTGCAAACCTTAAACTCAAACTTACAGAAAAAGTAATACCTTGTATTAAATTAATACCAACTCAAAGAGAAATTGGTTTAGATGAAACATTGAAATATGTTCTAAGTGGCAAAAATCTTGAGAAGTGTTTTAGGGACCCAGCAGTCATTAAGAAACCAATTGTAACTTTTCAGGGAACCTTCATTGTTGATGGTCATCATAGATGGTCTGAAATCTATGCTACAAATCCAAAAGCAAATCTTTTGTGCATTGACATAAGTGGCAATTTAAGTCCAATTGCAATGTTAAAGGCAGTTCAAGCAACAATTGGTTCAAACGTTGGAGACCTTGAAACAAAAGATGTTCAAGGAAAAAATCTTTTTGACCAAAAAGCTGATTATTTAAGAAAATACATTGAAAAAGGAATGAGTCAAGAAACTTACGACTTTTTAAGGAAGTATTATGATGACCCAGTCAATTCCATTGTAGGTAACTGTTTAGAATTAAAGATTAATAATACTCCAATTCTAGGTGCACCAAAACGTGGTGATATGCCACAAACAGGTCACGACCCAGAATTATTTTCAGACCTAAAAAAAGGAATTACAAAGATTTAATTATTGCTGGACTTCAAAGATATTGACGTGGTCGTTGTATTTTTGAGGTACCAAATCATTAAATCTTTCTATAACAGCATTGGCGATAAGTTCTTCTACCTCATCATCTTCGGGTCTTGGATTTGGTAATTCAAAACCCTTAATAAAATTGTCTTCGTCATCATAGACGGATCCAATAACAAAATCGTCTATGAACTCTAGGTAAACTCTAAACTCGCCAATGTGGATTACTTTTGCTTCAAAAATTATTGGATCATTATCAGACATTTTAACCTTCTAAATTTCCATATCCATCATAGATTTTATAAACAAAATTCTCCTTCCAAGATAAATCTTGTAATACGTATTTAATAAGCAGAAATTCCTCTGGAGTACATATTCTCTTGTTAAGTGTTTCTCTAACCTCGTATGACCAAGGGGTGTCAGAGTTTTTAAATACTTCAATTCGCTTAATCTCTGGAAATGCAGAAAAAATTTTAATTTCAGCGGAAAGACTCATCATTTTTATATTCTCTCTTCAAATCACATTTTAATTATAGATCTTTATTATAAGAAAAACAACAATTTTAATTGTATTTTGTGATGAAAAACACATTTTTTAAACCCTTAAATAAAAAGTCTTTATAAATCAAAGACTTAATAAAAATAGATCTCTTACTAAGTTATTGATTTATAAAGACTTTTCAAAAAGACTGAATAATTATATTGTGTGAACACAAAAATTTTAAATGGATCCAAAAAAAAATTTTAAGTGTGAACACAAAAAATTTTAAATGGATCCAAAAAAAAATTTTAAGTGTGAAAACAAAAAATTTATATATTCTATATATAGAAATTTAAAATAAAAAACATTGTAATACATTTGTGTGAACACAAAAAATTTTAAATGGATCCAAAAAAATTTTAAGTGTGAAAACAAAAAATTTATATATTCTATATATAGAAATTTAAAATAAAAAACATTGTAATACATTTGTGTGAACACAAAAAATTTTAAATGGATCCAAAAAAATTTTTAAATGGATCCAAAAAAATTTTAAATGAAATAAAAAAGCACTCATTATTGAGTGCTCTGTTTAGAATTTAATTTTCTAATTCTTCAGCAGCCTTATCTCTTAGAGTTCGTGGGAAATGCTGGTGAATAACCACAGTTCTCTTTCCAGTTTTTGTACCGAAAATAACTTGGGTGTCGTGCTGGGCAAATCCCTTGAAAACCCAAATATGTTTGTGCTTACAATGAATATTTAACCAAAAAGCAATTTCGTCTGTGGTTGCGTCCTCTTGAGTGATGTTCATATCAAAAATTTCAAGACCACTCATTGACTGTGAAAACTGAGCGCGCTTTGAATACGCATTAACTACAGCAGTCTGTAAAGCACCAACATCAAAACATCTTTCAAAGGTTTCATTTGACTTGTGATCATTATAGAATGAAATTGAAATGTGCTCTTGGATATAGTCTGGGTGTACAAAACCCTCTTTTAATTGTTTTCTCATTTTTTCATTTACCTTTTTACGTTTAATAACTTGACCTAATTTTAATTCAACGGGTGCTATATTAGCACTTGTGGTTCCCCATTCAGTACCAGTATCAGCAGGTGAGTCCGCAACAGCAGGAGCATCCGCAACTGCTGGGGCGCTTGCAACAGCACCGTCTTCAAAAATTTTAAACTTCATAAGTGTCCACCAATGTGTCGTATAATTTGTGAATTTGCTTAGGGGTGTTCTCTCTAAAATATTTTTTATCGTCCAAATTAGCAATAACTTTAGAAGCACTAATTGCGTTTTCATTTCTTTCGTATTCAAGCACATTAACCCCTAAAAGTTTCTTGCATTGTGAAACGTAATCTTCAAGTCTGTCGGAACCACAATAAACAGCATTAATATCAAATGGAGACATTTGTATAATTCTACCTATAAAACCAGAACTTGTTTCAATAATTGAAATATTATTTCCAAATGTCATCTCAAGCATTTTTCTTCTTAATGGTAAAGTTGCTTTTGTTTCTTTTGATGTTACTAAACACACAAGCACCCTATCAAAATTCTTTAATGCTTCATTAATTACAGCAACGTGAGCAGTTGTTAAAATTCTAAATTTTCCAATAACAAGACAACCGTTATTTCCTTCTAATGCTTTTCTAATCAGTAACTTGGCACTAAGTTGAATATCGTCCTTAATTTGAATTTCATTTTTCTTTGAATGGAAAATTTTAAGGTTTTCATTAGCAACAAGTTTTGAAAGTTTTTCAAGTCGCATTTCAAAGTTGCCTGTATTACACTCCTGTGTAAATTTTTTAGCAAGTTTATGCACATCACTCCAATATTTGTTTTCGTCTTCAACTGACATTTGAGTCTTTGCTTTTATTCTTGCTCTTGCGGTTTTATCTAACTGATATTCCTGTTGCACTTTTAGAATGGTGTTTCCAAACTTGATAACAACACCTTCTTCTTTGCCACCATATTTGGACTCAATGGATAAAAGTAATTTACAAATTCCACTCCAAATTTCTTCAGGATCCGACCAAGAAATATCAGATTTTTTAAATTCTTTTCTTAGATTATCATTGATAATTCCAGCTTCAAAACTTTCTTTTGTTCCTAAAACACCGTTAAATAATTTGTTAGGACTATCTATGCTCATTTCCTTTGCATAGCTATCTCTAAATTCAGTCATCATTACCTTTGAGTTTGTTCGTAATGTTCCAAACTCAACCTTATATGAACAAGGACAATAACCAATCAGCACCAAGTGATGAGGGTCTGTATAATTTGATGATAACGTTGGTTTACGCTGTAAAAATTCAATTGAATATTCATATCCAACAGGAATATTACATTTTCCTAAATTTGCAAAATGCTCTAAAACAATTTTATATTGTGAAACACCAATAGATTTTGCTTTAATATCTTTCATATCTTGGTATTTAAATTCATTTGCATAAAAAATACTGTTTTTATAAGCAATAATCCAATCGTCTATTGTTCCATTATTTGCAACATGGACAACGGTTAATTTGGTTCCATCTGTCTTATGTTCAATTGATAGATGAGTATTTAAAAGAGTATCAATATCATTTTTAGATTTTATCCATTTTTCCGCGGATAAAATCGAAATGTCTAACTGGTCTCTTGTTTCTAAAAGCATTTAATAAAACTCCTGTACGTATGTTTTTTTAGCAACGTATGATTTAAAAGACTCAAAAAGACTTTCAGAAACTTTTCCTCTTGTTCCATAATCTGCATAATATGGAGGGCAAAGGTCGTTGCTTTCGTCTTTAAGACCAAAGGTTTCAATAAACTTCAAATAACCACCAATCTTAACCTTGTAGTCGCCTTCGGAGTTACCAATTTCAAGTTCCTGTCCTCGACAAGGTTTTATTCCCCAAAGTAATTCAATATATCTGTTATATGTTTCTTTAATCTGCTTTTCATCACAGTATTTTTTCATCAATTCAAGCACACCAATGAATGACCACATTCTGCTCTCGTCACCATCTTTTTTTGCCTTTTCAATATCTTGTGGTTTCATAGTTAATAAGAAAATTTGCCAAACATCTGTAACAAATTCACTCTTGCTAGTTGGTATTTCCTTGAAAACCTGTTTGCCATCCATAAATACAGATTTACCATCTGGATCCAACAATGGTTCATACGCAATTCTTAAACCTCTTCCGACAGAGAATTTTAACAATCTTGGGTTTATTTGTGAAGCTGCTTTTGAAATTTTTATATTTTCCCAAGTTGATGCCTGTGTTGCTACAATTACATCTGTTCTTAATGAAGCACCACCAGCAAATGCTCTAAGTAAGTATTTATGATGAACTGCCTTAATACCTAACTTGCAATCATCAAAACTTGATGAGTGAGAAAATTTAGCCCATTGAGTTGGAATACCTGTTTCGGTAAATGGTAATAATTCCCAATCAATTTGGCAAGGGCATTTTTCAATTTCACCATCAATTTCAAATTCAATTAAGAAAACGCAATTAATTTGATCTCCGATACTTTGAATTGTTGGTTTGTTTGAACCCATATAGGTAACACCAGGAACAACCTCTTTTTCGTCATAACTGTCAAGAAGTCTCCAAAGGTTTGGGCCAAGATATTCAGGAACAGCAATGTCAAGATCACCAGCAGAAGGTTTATATCTTACAATCTCTTCATCGGAATATTTTTGGTTCATAATGAAAGAAGTGGAACCATTAAAAATAAATCCATTTGCTATTTGTGTTTCGTCTTTCCAAAGTTTTTCTTTAAATTTTTTTTCAAAATCTTTATTAATAAATTTTAAAAATTTTGTTATTTTATCTATAAAAACTTTTCTGCCTATTTGTTTTAACGGTATCTTAGCTGCTCTTGTTTCTTTGCCGCTTTTTGTTACACCTGTAACATTTCCACCCATTTTTAACCTCGTTTAAAATAATTTTTAGTATATTTATATGTTTTAAAAAATAATTTTTTCGCCATTAATTCTTTCCTGTGATTTTTTGAAATATTCCTCAGATAGCTCACAACCATAAAAATCTCTTTCAAGTTCTAATGAAGCAACTGCTGTTGTTCCACTTCCACAAAAACAATCAAGAACTAAATCACCTTTGTTTGAGTGCTTTTTGATGAGTTCTTTTATTAACTCTAGCGGTTTTTGTGTCGGATGAAATCTACCTTTATCCCTACATATAGGATATTTGTAAATTCCGTTGTCATATTCAGAATTAAAAGTAGGTTTTGAACCTTTAACCCCAAGCAAAGCGATTTCTCTTGAATTTGTGAGATAATTCACTTTACTGTTTACAGGAACAGGGTTTGTTTTAATCCATTCTAAAAATCTTATTTGAGAAAACTTACAACTATCCAAATAGTTTTTTAATTCGGTAATTTTCCAAATATCATAGAAACAAATAAAGGTTCCTGATTTTTTAAGAACTCTGAAACATTCCTTAACAACTTTCTCCATATCGACAGACCCGTAATCCCATTCTCCAAATTCGGTTTTATAGACATTAAATTTCTTCAATTTACCTGATGAAAAACCAGATGTTTTTGATATGTCGTATGGGGGATCTATCAAGACTAAATCCACTGTTTCTTTTTCAACTGTTTTTAAAAAATCAAAGCAATCTTTATTTTCGTATTTCACAATAGCATCCATTTCACAATTTATTATGTATTATTAAAATATATATACTAATGAATGACTTTAAATCCAAAATTATTATTTCCTGGCAAAAATACATTATTATGAAAATCAAATTTAAAATTAGAATATTTTAATTCTTTGTATGAAAAAATTAAACCATTTCTCCAAACAATATTTGCTTGAATTACTTCCAAATTTGTTATTATATCATTTATAAGATTTTTATATTCAATATCACTATTTAAAATATCAGCAATTCTATATCCCAAAGGACTCAAAACAAAACCTGAAAAGGTTCTTAAAGATTTTGAATACAATTTTGAAATGCTTTTATCATCAAAAGTTCTTTTAATATAAGAATAAAAATCAGAAAAAATTTCTTTTAAGTTTTCGATATTTTCCTTACAAAAAATGGATAAATTGGTTTCGGTAACTTCTTGTTTAATTATTCTTTTAAGAATTTCAATTGCTTTGGGGTCAACAATTTTTGCAATATCTATAATTTTCTGGACAACAGGACTTTTATCAACCATAATTTTAAAGACTTCGGTTTTAGGGTCATCATAGTTATCCAAAAATTGAGCAATGTTTTTCATTGAAGGTGCAGCTCCAATATTTGAAGATGTTCCTGATTTTACAGAAAAGTTTTTAATTATTTTATGTTTTGAATTTACACCATAAAAATCTACCATCTTTTCATTGGAATTGGAAGGAAATCTTATATACTTTATTTTTGGGTCCGTTGAAAAAGCATTTAAAGCGCTTACAAGTTCACCAAAATCCTTTAATATTCTTGTTAAATCTGTTTTGTCAATGGTTTTTATATCTAAATTGCTTTTTAAACCTATCGCTTCGTCACACATTCCTTTAAGAAATTCCTTAACATAATAATAATCTTCATTTTGGAAAAGTATTTCAATATTTTTTAATATTGTTTTATACAAGGAATCTTGAGTGTAATCTAATGTTAAATCTATGACATTTTTTGGTGTTAATTGTTTGTCTGAAATTAAAGCATTACCGTTCAAAATCTTTCTGCTGGTTGGAACATAATAAAATGAAGAGCCGGCAGAATAACCTAAAAAGTCATCTTTTAAAGTAACTTCAAAAGTTGGATAAACGTGCGAAAATTGTTTTAATGAACTGTTAATTTCAAACGGAACATCTAAGATCTGTTTTAAAGTATTTTCATAATTTCCGTTTGGGCATTTAAGTCTTAAATGTGCTTCATATCTTGATGACGAAGAACTTATTTTTAGTTTGTTAGCAATTTTTTTAAGTTCTCCAACTAAGGATATTTTCTCATTTAGAATATTTTTAAAAAGCATTTATGGTTTCCTTAACAAAAGATGTAAATTTTCAAAATATTTCTGGATTAACGAATTATCAACACATTTAGGAGTGTAATTGATTTTCTCAACAGAAAAATTAAAACGTTCTATACCATCTTTTTGGTTCAAAACCTTGTTATGAATATGGCCGTGATAAAGTGTTTTAATTTTATTATCAAGCATAATTTTTCTCAATTCAGGTCGGTCTGTATCAGGCAATAAAGGATAATGGCAAAGCATTACGTCACCTATAATATAATAAGGTTGAACATCAATGAAACCACACTCCTTATAAAAATTCAAAGACATTGTATCGTGGTTTCCAAGCACTAAAAACTTTTTCCCCTTTAATGCCTTTAACATTCTTTTTAGGTCTTCTTTTGTGTGAGACCTAAACAAAGCAACATCACCAAGAAAAATAACAAAATCATTTTCTGTTACTGTTTCTTGATGTGCATTGTACATAAATTCGGCATTTTTGACCATTCCTTGATTATCTTTTGAAAATGGTCTATCACAATATTTTATAATATTGGTGTGCCCAAAATGATGGTCTGAAATTAGATAAATCACAAAATTACCTTGAAACTAAAGCATTGTATAATTTGCCAGGTGATACACGGTGTGGCTTATCAAAACCTAAAACGGTTGCACACCACTCTGAACAGAACCAACGATTTGGATTTTCAGATAAACGTAAAAATACAAATCCAAGAACACCTGTGTAATCGTATTTCTTTCCAATAGTTTTATCAAAAAATTCTTTAAATTCTACCTTTGGAATTTCTACAAAGTCCCACTCATCAGGGTTGTATGAAACCCACATTCCTCTTACGCCAACATAAGGCTCTGATGAATAACCAAAAAACTTATCTTTTCGCTTAACAGTCACTAATTCACAATGCACATATTCGGAACGGGTAAAGAAACTAATGGCCTTTTCTAACTTTGAATTTCCTTTTTTCTTAAATGCAATAAACATATTTTTTCCTTTGAAAAAGTCCCATATCGCTATGGGACATTAAAAAATTAAATCTCGTCAGAGTCCTCAGAAGGTTTGCAAGCACAACCATAAAGAGTTTCATCGTCATCGGATGCTTCAATCTGATTGTCCTCGTTATTCTGATAAACTGCAATTGTTAATAAACCATCAACAAACTTCCACTTGATCTTGGCACCAAGATATTCGTTTGTAAGGTAGAAACATCTTGCTACATCCTTGTGTGAAATATTTTGCTGAGTGTACTTAATTTCAGGACACTTGCAATCGTCAGAATCAGTCTTATAAGTTGCTTTAACACTTATAACATTACCAACGTAAGAAACCTTAATATTTTCTTTCTTAAATCCGGCAAGTGCTAACTCAAACACTAATACCTCATCTGAATAGCCGATATTAGTTAAAGGATATTTAGGTGCTGGTTCCTTTGAGAATGGATCATTAAGAAATTTCTCAGCATCCTTCATAAAATCCTCAATACAAAAACGTCTTACTGGTGAATAATTTTTTACATAAAACATAATATTTTCCTTGTCCCTTTCGGCAACTGTTAATAAAAAACAACTTTAATCAGGCGATTAAAAGTTGTATAAAATTTGCAATGAATTTTACAAATCTATTTATAATTATATCATAATTATTAATATAAATAAAATAAAATTTTTTAAAAAACACTATGGATATTCTTAACACAATTGCTACCAATGGGTTAACACCCTCACTTGCTTTAGTTGCCGTTTGTATGGTTGTAGTATACCTATGGAAGGTATACCAATCTTATATAAACAAAACTTCTGAAGGAATTGGAAGGAATTATAATGCCGTTAAAGAAGTCCAACAGTTGGTTAAAGCAGCTGAAGATACCAATAAAACACTCAACAATGAAATTTTTAAACTTCAAAGCGTTATTTCCGATTTGGAAAAAAGACTTTCAGACTTAGAGAAATTGGATATTAAAGCAAACGCTGATTTAGCACTAATTATCAAGGAAATTGAAAATATCAGAAAAAATATGGAGACATATCAAATGCTTACCGCTCTAAGAGGACATGTTAATGATAGAAAACTTTAACGAATTTCTAAAAGAAAAAACACAAAAACAAGGTAAGTTTTATTATTCATATTTAGGAATAAAAAGAAAGGAATATCCAAAATGGAATGGTTGGGTGTATATTGAAAAATTAAGGTCCCAACAAATACCTATTGATGAGGTACAAGATCCATATCTTGATACCCTTGTTTATAATTTTTATTTCCTTATGTTCTTAACTGCTTTTCTGTCAAAATGATGAATTTCATTCCGTGTTTTTGAGCAAATTCTTTTGCCGATTTCCACTTTGACTGATTGATTAAAAAAGTTTCAAGTGCATTTTTGTATCTTATCAAAGCATTTACTGATTTTGGTTTTTGAGGTAAAACAGTTTCATTGGAGCTTTTTATTTCAACAATAAATTTGTCACCAGTATTAAATTCTATGTACATATCTATATAATATCTATGTATTTTATTATCAGTTGGTTTTAAATAAGGAATGTTAAAAGGCTCTATACTGAATAATTTGATTTTAGGGTTCAAGTCTGCATAACAAAATGCTATTCTTTCAAGACCTGACTTGTATTGGATATAGGTTCCATCTTCACGTTGTAATGTGGATTCCATATACTCATCAATTGGTCTTATAAATTTATTTGGGTTGGTAAGTTTGTACCAACCCTTATGTGAGCGATATGTCATAACTCTTCTGGATCGTATTCACCTTGTTTGTCAAAAAGTTTCATTGCTTCTTTTTCTGAAATTTCCTTCATTTTGATAACCTTATCATAAACGTAGGCATTGTAATCAAGGTCTATGTAAAAGAAAAGTTCAGCGTCATCGGTAGTTACAGGATTAGGCATTATGTTTTGAGCAACAAACCCATTCATAAGTTCCATTTCAACAACAGCAACCAATTCACCATCTTCAGACTGTAAGAAAATTCCTTTTTCAAGTTCTTCATTCAATTTTTTAAATTTTTCAAGTGTTTTGTATTTCATTTTAAAACTCCATCATTTTAAAATTGAAAATTAAATTTTTTAGTTCCTCTTCAGATGTGCAACGCTCAATTTGTACTTTAAATGCCCACTTTTGTTGATAAAGGTTATTACCATTTTGATAACATTCCGAAAGCAATGTTTTCAAGTCATCAACACTAACAAATTGGAAATTGTTATCGTAATCTTTGAATGTAATTTTTTTATCTGATTTTTGATTAAGGGTAATAAGACCAATGATGTTGTTCTGTGAACGAGCATCCGCATTTATTCTAAAACCTAATGATGAGGTTAAATACATATCATCATTTTTGTATTCATCAAACCTTGATATACTATCTAAAAGATTGATTGCTCGTTTTTTTGCTCTATCAAGTGCGTATTTGTCAAAGCCATCGTGCCACATTTTAATAGCATTTTTAACGCTTTGAATATCCTCGGTTGAAGCATTAGGATATTCTGCAATACTTTGAGTGCTTTCATCATAGTTAAACAAAACAAGCTTTTTAAGATTTTCTGTTAATTCAAATTCAAATCTGTATTCCTCATTATAATAAGGAATATAAATTGAATTTTCTGTAAATGTATAAATCATTATGCAATTCCTTTAATACTTAAATTGTAATTGTAATAAACAGTTTTTGTTTCTGGCCACGTTACGGTCGCTGTCAAATCTTTGTAAAAATTAACATTTGAAGTTGTTAAATCATACGTATTTACATTTGCTGAAATAGTTGGGTTACTAAAATATGTTAGGTCAAAACTTACACTTCCGTATGCTCTTCCAGATTTGTTGTACTCTGTATCGCCAACGTACCAATAATCAGTTCTTACATAAACATCTCTCCAATCATAAACATCTTCCACATGGGAACCAACCTTAATGTACTGTCGTTCGTAAACATCAACTGTTTTGGTATGAGTGTATTCAAATTTAGTATCACCTATTATAGCAAGATTGATAACCATTCCTGCTGGAATTTTCATATATGTGTATGTTCCATCTGCTAGACCGAAAACACCCCAACCAAAAAATGCAGAAGCGCCAGAATAAGCAACAGGTTCGTCCAAATATGTATAAGCATAATAAGTTCTTGTATCCGTTGCTGGATCAGGAGAACTTACAATAAATGTTGCTAATGATGTAAATCTTACACCATTTGGATACCAAACAACTTGGTGGTCTTCACCCGTACCGGTAACTGTCATATATTGAGGATATTGACTTCCTGTTACCATTTCAGTAACGGTTTCTTGTCTTGTTCCAACCTTAACATCTCTCCAATCGTAATCATCTACTGTTTTTGTTCCAACCTTAATATATTTTGACTCGTAAATGTCTTTATGCTCTTGGTGTTTTGCGGTTCCAGAAATAGTACAGGAAATTGTTCCCGTTCTGGTTGTTAAGTAGTATCGTTGTTCTGTAGGTCTATATGCGTTGTCAATAAGTAGACCACTTCCTAAACGATAAAACCAATTTCCACTTTGGTATTCACTTCCAGCAGAACCTTGAAAACAAGGAATATATGTTTTCCCGTCTATAACGATATATCGGGTATCTAAAGGTTTTTCTGAAAATTCTCTATAACTTTTTTTAGAGTTAGAAATATTAAAAATCATTCTATTGTTAAAGTATGTCCGTTAAGATTTAAACCAGTTACATTTTTTGCATTATTAACATTGTTAATAGTAAATGATGTACCATTTCCGTTACTTCCAAGAACGGGGGTAATTGTATCTGTTCCAGAACCAGAAAATGAAACTACATTATTTGCATTTATAGTTGAAGGAAGATTTAAAATTATGTCTTTGGAACCATTAACACTTACTGCTGTACTTGTGCTTGATCCGTCAGTTATACTGATATTTCTTGAGGTTCCCCAAGAATTTGTTGTAATGTTAGAACTTCCATCAAAAGATGTTCCATTGATGGTTCTGGCAGTTTTTAAAGTTGTTGCTGTTTTTGCATTTCCGTTTAATTCTGCGTTTATGGTTGAAGGAAGTTTTGCTGTAAAATCTTGACTACCATCAATTAAAACGGTTGTTGTGTGGGTACCATCAGAAACCGTCATTGTTCTTGGTGTTGTCCACTTATCGGCAGTTGCTGAATGATTTACATTATTGATAGTAAAAGAATAGTTTTTTCCATCAATTTTATTAAATGTAATTTTAGCGTTTTCAACATTAACATTATTTAAAATAGTATCAGTTAATTCATAACCACCTTTTGATTTAATCTTCAGACTGTATGATGTTCCATCAATTTTTCTGAATGTAAGGGTGTCCTTGCTATCAGCAACGCTGACATTATCTATTATAGTATCTGTTAATTCATAACCACCTTTTGATTTAATCTTTAAATTATAGGTGGAACCATCAATTTTATGAAAAGTAAGGGTGTCCTTGCTATTAGCAATGTTTACACTATCCAAGATAGTATCTGTTAATTCATAACCACCTTTTGATTTAATCTTTAAATTATACGATGTTCCATCAATTTTGTGGAATGTGAGAGTGTCCTTGCTATCCGCAATTTTAACGTTATCTACGATGGTATCAGTTAATTCATAACCACCTTTTGATCTAATCTTCAGACTGTATTCGGTTCCATCAATATCGTGGAATTTGATGGTGTCTTTTGAAACGTCAATACTAGCTTTGTCAATGATTGAGTTGGTGAGTGCAAAACTATTAGCGTTCATTTCTGCTCTGTAAGCAATATTAGGTTTAACTTGATGTAAATCGTGTGAAACCGTCTTGCCGTTCAGGTATGTAAAGGTAATTATTGAGTTGTCCTTTCCACCCATCTCTGAAGTTTTTATGGTTCTTCTATCAACAAATTCAACGTGATAATTGAGCATCCTGATTTTCTTAACCATTTCCTTGAAAGTAACAACATCTTTTCTTTCCCACATTGGTGATACACCTGGTTCAAGATTAAAATTACCGTCAATATTTGACTTGAAAATCTTTCCACCAAATTCTACGTATTCGTCCTTTTCGTAAAATTTATTGCTATTCCAAGTTTCAATCTCGTTACCAATAGCAACATCTGCCATTGATTTTAATTCACGGATTTCTCTTTTAAGTCTGAAGAGGCCTCGGTTAAGAGTAACTTCGTTTGGAATTTGACCGTTTTTAATTCTATAATTATTGAAAAAATCTTCTAACGAAACAAACATCACAAACTCCTAGAAAAATACAAATAATTTTCCATCTTTGATCTTAATATTAAAAGAATTTAAACATTTAAAATTTAAACTGTTTATATTATCAAAAAATGAAAATTCAATACAATTTTTATAAGGTACCTGTTTTTTAATTTTAATACCGTTTGCTCTAAGAATTTCAGCAGGGTCTTTAGTTTCTGTAATTTTTCTAAAGACCTGTTTTGAGCGCTTCTTAGGTTTAACGTTTTCAGTAAGCAATTCAACAAACATTAACCAACAACCTCTTCAATATCTTTGTTTGAAATTGCTGATATTTTTGATTCCATGACTGAAAACTTAACAAGCATAGGATTATCAGTTGTATGAATTGGTGAAATTGTAATCGCAAAACGGTTCCAAATAAACATTGTTGTTGAACCAGTTTCTGGATCTAAAGCGCTGGTAATTTCATTTGTGTAAGGTGAAAAAACAGCACAACCTTTACCAGTACCTTTGATGTCACGTAAACCCACATAACAGTTTTCATCGGTGCTGTCTGGATTTATAAACCAATCAGTTAAACCTGATGTACCAACATATAAAGATGTGGAATCCGCTAAATCAGAATTTCTTAAATCAGCAAAAACAGACATAATGGCACTTGCATACTTATAAGGTAAAACAACAAAAGCATTATAAGTTCTGATTTTCTTTGAGTTCATTTCAAGAATACATTGCTGTGTTTTCCAGGAAATCTCACGCCAAGTAAAATCAGGTGACATTGGCTCTGAAATTTCTACGGAACCAAAATCAACAGCTTTGTCTTTGAGAAACTTGACTGTTTTTTCGTTCTCATCTTCATTTGCTAAACCCTTTAATAATTTAGCAATATTTTTTAAACCGTCTTCGCCAAACTGGGTATCAATATCGTGAACTGCTTCAGAAGTGATGTTGGTCTTCTTTGGTTTGCTATCGTACACTTCAACTTCGGAGCGAACGAATTTAATGCCACCAGTATCGGTTGAAGTAACGTTGAAAATAGCCGCAGTTGGTCCGTGAATAGGTGTTACAGTAAATATACATCTTCCTAGTGAAGGAAGTTTTAATTCTTGGTAAATGCCATTAACCGACAGATTTTCATCAGTACAGGCAACATTTGGTGACCATTGAGACATACAAAATTCCTTTAAAATATTTTAAGTATTTAAAAACCAATGGATAAAAAATATGAGACTTTATGCTCATATACAGGCATTGGAGTTATATTTAATATTTATATTAAGGAATTTGAATGATTTTCAAGAAGCGTTTTAAAATTTTACTTCAAAATTTGTAAGTTTTTCAGGGTCTGAATAGTGTGAACAATGCTCTTTGCAGGTGCACCAAGAACATAACCAAGACTTTTTGAACTCATCGGTTGGGTTGTTTTCGAAATCTTTAACTGCTTTGATACGTGAAAGCATATCAAACATATACATTGGTAATTCAGAACGCTTTAAGATCTTTGAATTTTCGACATTGTGCTCAACATACATATAGGTAATTTTAATTTCTTCAAAATCAGAATTTAAAAATAACCAAATTGCGTACCAAGTTAACTGTGACCAATCTTGATTTTCGAAAGATTTTGCACTTCCAGTTTTGTAATCAAGAATGTGGTTTCCGTTTAATAAGTCAATAATGCCGTGAAAGAGGGCATTTTCATCATTGTACTTACATGGAACCAAAACGTTGTTTTCTTTTTTAATTCCAAATTTGTGTTCTTTTAAAGCGCTCTTAATCTCGTTTAAGTGAGATTTTCCAACTTCGGTTTCAAGAAAATTCTTAGCAATTTCATATCCTTCGGTACCAAAATAGTCTTCGATGTTTTCTAAGTTTTCAAAAACTTTGTGAGTTTTTGAACCCCTAATCAAAGCAGATGTAACGGTTTGTTTTACCTTGTCAATGTACGCAAGCTTATATGCCAGCGGACAACGTTCAAAACAAGTTACCTTAGAATATGAAAACATTTTTAACCTCTCTTTAATACTGCATTTGAGATGTTGTTTACGGTAGCAAAAAAGAAAATTAAAAATGCAAAAACTAACATCATTCCCATTTTCTGTTCCCTCATCTATCTTTCAAATGTAGTATAAAACAGATTAAAAAATAATTGTGTGATTTAGATCACATTTCAGAAAATTCAAGCTCCTTAAAATTTTCGTTGAAAATATTTGAGCGACAATTATTTTCCCACTCTTATTGCTATTTCCGAAATGCCGTTATTAAAATTGAGAATGTCATAAACACGCATTTTTATTTCCTTTTAAAAAAATTTAAAAGTTTTTCAAGAAAGGACTTCTTTTTGGTGGGAAATCAAAACCATCCCAAAAATCAAACTTCTTCTTCCTCATTTTGTTCGGACACCACAACTAAATTGTTATCCATATAAACATATATCATAGTCCAATATTTGTTTTTGGTGTCTAAATCGACTGTAATCTTTGCATTATCAGGAACTTCAAAAATTGCTCCATTAACGTCTTTTAAATCATCAGTAAGAGGCACAACGCAAACCAAACCAGCGTCAGCATAAAATCCTTTTCTTATGATATTAACTTTATCACTTAGCGATTTGATAGAATTGCACCAATCACCATAACCTGTTTCCTCAACTTCTATGAGGTCATCAGTTGAAAGTCCAATGTATTCTCTTAAAACCTTAACTGCCTCTGGTGTAACATAAGGACCTGTGACCTACATCAACCCTAAAGGGTAGATGCTTCCATTTAGAAACTAATTCTAGTTCAAACTGTGTGTAACACAAATGTTTGAAGGCTTTATACTCCGAGAGGTCCTTCCCAAGAGTTTGGTGAGATTTGTTGTGAACAACAGACTCACCGAATTTTAAAATATTAATTGCTGAATTATAATCTCTATCAATAATATTACCGCACTTACACTTTAGTGTACGGTTGGTAACATCTTTCATTTCTGGATTCCTTTCTCCACATTTAGAACAGACCTGAGAGCTTGGATAGTATTTGTCTGTATAGACAATTATGTCTCCAAACTTCTCAGCATTTTCTTCTAACTTTTTGAGAAAATAACTCCATTGTAACAAACTTATAGACTTTCCATGATTTCCACCTTTAGTGGAAATTTTGGAATCCTTATAAGAAGTATGTTCAGCCATTTCTTTAAGGTCTAAGTTCTCAATAACTATCAACTCATTGTGTTTACACAAATTTCTTGATAACTTGTTGATATAATCAACTTGGATATTATGAACTCTTTCAAATAATTTGTTACGCTTCATCGTGATACGATGGACTTTAACGGAGACCTTACGCTTTTTCTTGGATTTGTTTATCATCTTTGAAATAGCAGTATTTAAAGAATTAATTTTATTTTGGAGTAATTCCATCTTAGATCTCTTTGTTGAGAACTCTGGTGCATTTGCACCAAAACTGTCAACGAAGAAATCTTTTAGGGAAAAATCTAAACCAATATGTCCATTATCCACACGGTCTTCGTAAACCTTGTCGACCTCGACAAGTAACGATACTTTGTAAACTCCGGTTTTGGTTCTTTTAATAGTTCCTGACTTAATTTTACCGTTTAAAAATTCAGGTTTAATATTTTTACAGTTAAAATGAACATTTCCTACCTTTGGAATTTTTACGTATGACTTTGACTTACAGTCAGGATTATACGAAAGGTTTAAATTATTACTATAAAAATAATCTGAATGGGCCTTTTTAGATTTGAATCTAACTAATCCAACCTTTTGACCTTTTGCTCTTTTTGATCTATTGATTTTATTGGTCTGTTTAAATTTATAAAGAACTTGTTGAATAGACCATGAATAAGAACCTAAAAGAAATTCGTACTCCGTACGCAATTCTTTATAATCCTTATAATTTGGTGCTCTATTTTCTTTAAGTGCTTTTAAATATTCTTCAACATATTTGTTATAGATAAATCTACAATCATTTAAATGCTTATCTAAAAGCAGTTTTTGAGCACTATCAGGCTTTAGTTCAAGAACTAAACCTCTGATAATCTTAGTCATTCAAATTCCTCTATTTTTATATAAATATTATATAATATATTTATTAGAGTGTATATGAGCTTAAAGGCTCATATTTTTATCCATCGGGTTTATATAAATTCGTTTGATTTTTTGCAAAATTCTTTCCAAACTTTGTCATCTCTTATAATGTAACAAGGGTCCGTAACAATGTACCTCATTCTTTAAATGCCTCTTAGTCTTTTAATGCTTCATCGTAAACTTCATCGACTAATGAATCGTAGCTTACGAAATCGTTAATTTCCATTTCATCGGCGTCATTTGAAGAAAAAATTTCTTCAATGAGGTTTCCAATCTCACTAATGGCGTCATACTTGTTGTAGCGCTTTAGGGTTTCAATTCTTCTTTTTGCAGGTCCCCAAAACTCAAACTTAAAAATATCAAATTCTACATAGTATCTCATTTTTCTTCCTCTCTAAAATTAACTTACATTTCTATTATAGAACATTTTTAAAATAAGTGTGTGATCTAGTTCACAATTATGTGTCTATCTCTGCAAGGGTTTGTACAAGCTCCTTTACTCTTCTTGAATCACATTCTAAGGTTGAGAGTTTAACTCTAAGTCCTGATGTAGGAATACCCAGCTTGAAATATCTTCTCTGTTCTTTTGAAGGAGTGAGTTCACCCTCAATGAGGTTGCCCCACTTACATTTTCTTATAAAACGTAAAGTGATTACGGAATCCTTATATTTAATAACGTGGTTCATATTTTTAATCCTCTCTTTAACTTACATTTCTATTATAGAACATTTTTAAAATAAGTGTGTGATCTAGATCACAATTGCACAAACACTTAACAGAATTAAACAATATAATACAGAAATACCGAGAACTTTAATATTCATTCTTCGTAATCCCTTAAAAATTCTTAATATCTTTTTTGAACTTCTTAAATGACCTTTAGCAATTCTCATTTTACTTATCCTAAGTCTAACTAAAGGACGGAAAAGTTTAGAAACAAGGGTCCTCGTAATAACGTGGATATTCGGTTGGAATAAAACGTTCACAACCTTTCTTGTAGAAAACCATATTGATGAATTTTCCAAGTACCTTCTTACGGGCCTTTTGAATTTCGTAAACAAAATCTCTATTTAAGGTTCCATCAGAATTTACTCGTACCATAAGTTCGTATTCTACATTAGGCCAAGTACCTTTAACTGGCTGTTCATCTAAATTTACGTACCAAACGGTCTTTTCTGATTTAGTTTTATTGACGATTAAATGTGGGTGAACGTCTGTAAAGCATACGGAATTTAAAAACTGGCACTTTGTAATTGAAGTTTCACCAGTTATGTCATTCTTATCCTGACGTGAAACTGGGGATAATCTAGCAAATTCTTCAGTCTTCATAAACTCCTTTAAAGGAATTAAGTAAATGGTCTTGCCGTTCTGTACAAAAGAGTGTTCTTTGCTGAAGAACCTCTTTAAATCCTCACAAGTTAGCATAGTCTTATCTCCTAGATTAATAAATAGAAGCAAAATACTCTAAATATTTTTCCTTTATTGTATTTAAAAGAGTGTCAAGGGTTTCAAGCCTTCTTTCACATTTCTCTATTATTTCCTTTGTAATCTCATTTGGCTTTGGTGAAGATTCACAAGATTTTTTCAAGTTTTCATTGAAAAGTCTTGCCTCAACGATGGCGTTGAGCATTTCAACATAGTCATCAGTAGTGATGGCTAATTCAACCTTAACATAGTCTGGGGTAGAAATTGATGATTCCATTTTAATTCTCTCTCTCTTTCTCTCTTACATATTAAGTATAATATATGTATTTAAGAAAAGCAAATATTTTTTAAAAAATTTTACACAAAATAAAAAAGTCTTTATAAATCAAAGACTTAACGAAAATAGATCTCTTACTAAGTTATTGATTTATAAAGACTTTTTTAAAAACGTAAAAAATACTGAATAATTATTGTGCATAATAAAAAAGGAATCCAAAGGAGTTCCTTTATGTAATTCAGATTTTTAAAGGCGTAAAATAAACATCTTTGTGAGGTCACAATTTTTGTATGAACACATCTTTGTGAGGTCACAATTTTTGTATGAACACATCTTTGTGAGGACACAATTAAATTTTTGGATCCATTTAAAATGTGTTTTTAATTTTCTATATATAGAATATATAAATTTTTTTGTGTTCATACATTAAAAAAAAAATTTTGGATCCATTTAAAATTTTTGTGTTCACTCAATTAAAAAGCACTTCATTTTTTGAAGTGCTTTTATTATATAAAGAAAAAGGAACTCAAAAGAGTTCCCTTAATGTAAATCAGTTTTTAAAAATTTTAAATTTTTCCTCAATGCTTGAGGCTCTAAGCAAAGAAATTAACTTGTCATCTAACTTCTTTCTCTTTTCCTGCTTTTCTCGGAGATTTGCTTCTATCCTATCAATCTTTTCAGGTGATAATTTTATGAAAGCAAGCATTAAAGCAAATAAAGCAAGAAAACAAATGTGGATGCCAATATAAACAATAAATGCTTCTGTATAAAAAATAGCAAAAATAACACAAATTATAATGTTAACAAAATTCATAAGTATATCCTCTGGAAAAATTATTTATTCCAACTTGAAACGATTTCATCATTTACTTTAATGTAACTTTCAGATAGGTCATACTTTATTGCCGTAGGTTGTCCGACATAATTTGAATAATTACCAATCGCAACTTTTGAAGTTATGTTTTGTGGCTTAATTCCGAGTTCAAAAATGTTTTCAGCAAGCAATTTATAATTTTCGTCCATTATTCTGCACTCTGAAACCCCATTGTTGTACTTAAAATTATAATACAACCATTTATTTACGACTTCTTCCTCGGAATTGTTTGGAAGTGAAACGGATCCTATCACATAATATCTTTGGTTAAAATAATAAAAAGTGTGACAATTTAATTTTGATGAACTCGTATTAGTGCCAAATGCACAAAATAATGGTGGGTCATTACTACTACCTACCCAATCCCAAGTATAATATGAGTTATTTAACGGGGTTAATTTGGTTTTAAAAAATTTTACCTGAATTTCAAAGTTTCCTTGTGTAAAAACGGAAGAAGAAACATCTGTCATTAAATAATTACCAGAACTTAGATTTGACACAATGCCATTTTCATCAATTTTTATGCTAGATCCTCGTTTCTGTAAACCATTTCCAGTAAAATTTTTAAATAATTTAGAAAACAGGCCGTCAATCATTTCTTTTTTGGGTGGGGTAATAACTTCCTCAACGGTTTGTTTCGATTTGCTTAAATATTTTTTTAATGTTTGTAAATCTATCATTTTGAAATAGTCATAAGTGGTGCTGGATAGAGGACTCGAACCCCTAACCTCCTGTTTACAAAACAGGCATTCTACCAATTGAATTAATCCAGCTGATTTTGAACTAAAAATGTGCAATACCAAAATGGACGTCAGGCAACAAACGTTCGTGTGGATTTTCATCTCACCCATTGCACTAAGTGCCGTTATCTATCTTAGACACTTACCGTTTTGCGAAATTTTAAATTTCGCTGCCTTCGTGTAGGTTTTAGATAGCTTTTACCTACACAGAATTTGGTTGGGCACTCACTTTGTTTCTTTGCCCATTATAGTCTTTCCGAAATATCCCCATTCAGCAAGACTGTTCAAATCGCAAGTCAGCTCCGATGCTTTAACCGTGTACTCATAAACTTTTGACTCTGCATTATCAGAGTAAGCGTTATCATACGCATAAGCCATAGCATAACTCTTGAATGGAGTTACCCAATCGCCATTATTGAGTTTTCCACCCGATGGAGCACCTCTATAAATCTTGATCTTAGCGTCAGGTTTTCCCTGTGCTTTCTTAACAAGATCTATAAACTTTTTCAATTCAGAAGTGGTTACTTCCGAGGCATTCAAATAATATTCTGGATGCCTAAACAGATCATCAGGAGCTATTTCAGAACCCTCGATTTTATCAAGACTAGGTGTTTCGTCATCTGGTCCCGATGGTCTATGTTGTATTTGATAATCTTCTTTAATGCAATTCTTGAATTTCATTGTTATTTTAATTCCTTTAATAGAGACAAAAATTTATCTTTTTTAACAGCTTTATATTTTAGTATATAGCTAAATTCTTCGCGGGTTTCTATAGCAGTATCAATGTGTATTAGGTTACCATGTTTATGCTCATCGTATGGTTCCCCATTTACCTCTATTGGATAATTTACCATCCGCAAATCTAATAATTCTTTGATTGTCCTTCTTTTTTCATCTTTCGGTAGATTAGATATTATTAATTCCTCAAGACATAATTCACAATCTTTAATGTGCATTTTAAGTTCCTCTTCTTTTGGAATGGAACCTTTACACATTTCAAGTTCTTTGTATAAACCACTAATATAATTTTCTACCATATAAATAGTAAAACTTAGGGTATCAGTTTTTAATTTTGTTATTTCGTTCATTCTTCTACACCGAATAGCACAAATTCACCATTTATAAGACTTTAATGTAATTCTTGAATTTCATTTATTCTGCAAACATTTATATAACCAAGTTTTTCAAAATATCCAATTAAAGATGGTAGAACTTCTTTAACTTTTCTTTTTCCTTCAGGTTCAGCAATTTTAAAATCGTATGATTCTATTTCGTGTTTATTTAGAGTTATTGTTATATTAGCACCCTGATAGCGTACCGTTAATTGATAAAAAGAGTCATCGGTATTGAGAACCATTGATTCATAATCACCAAGTAAATCAAAAGGTATTTGTACATTCATTTCAAAAACTCAATCTATTATCAGGTAGTTTTCAACATTATCAGGGTTTAAAGCACATTGAGGACAAATACAAGTTTTGTAAAAATCTTCAGAATGTTTTTCAAAGCATTTTTGCTCTATGAAGAGTTTTGAACAAGACCAACCTGACAAAATTCTTATTGGGTTTCTACAATTATCAGTCACAACTCTTGTGTTGGTATTAGACTCAATTGATTTCTTATTCCAAACTCTTCCTTTATCTAAGTTCTTTTTAACTTCATCTAAAAATGCTGTAGCATCTCTTTGCTTTTCAAAGACAATACCTACTGTTTCGGAATTGGTAGTTCTGAAATATTCAGCAATTTTCTTAATTGCTTCTTCTCTTTTTATAGGTAAAAACTCTTTCATTAATTAATCTCCAACTCGTTATTTGCTTAATTAAAGCAAGTGCATTCTATTTATATTATGTGACCTACATCTACCCTAAAGGTAGATACTTCCATTTAGAACTAATTCCAGTTCAAACTGTGTGTAACACAAATGTTTGAAGGCTTTATACTCCGAGAGGTCCTTCTCAAGAGTTTGTTGTAAACAACAGACTCACAGAATTTTAAAATATTATATAATATATTTATTAGACTGTATATATGAGTCTAAAGGCTCATATTTTTATTCATTGATTTTTATAAAAATTAAATGTGCTCACTAATGATTAAAAAATCTTTTCACAAACACTTATAAAGTGGCGGAGAGAGTGGGATTCGAACCCACGAACCGAAAAACGGTTGACTGCTTAGTAGGCAGTTGGTTTCAGCCACTCACCCATCTCTCCGAACTTAATTTGGCGGAACGGACGGGGCTCGAACCCGCGACCTCCTGCGTGACAGGCAGGCATTCTAACCAAGCTGAACTACCGCTCCGCTGTTCTGTTATCTATTAAACTTGTGACCTACATCTACCTAAAGGGTAGATGGTTCCATTTAGAACTAATTCCAGTTCAAACTGTGTGTAACACAAATGTTTGAAGGCTTTATACTCCGAGAGGTCCTTCCCAAGAGTTTGGTGAGATTTGTTGTAAACAACAGACTCACCGAATTTTAAAATATTATATAATATAATTATTAGAATGTCAATGTCTTTTTTCTCCAAAAGAGTTGCAATCCTATAAATCGTAATGCAACCTCAGCTCCTTCTTCTCCGTAAAATGCACAAGCCTCAAACCCTCCCGATATAACGATGTATTCGTTGAGTCCAGATTTTTTAAGACCTTTGAGTGCATTGTCAATGAGCTTGCTAGTGTGTTTCTTCATTTCTTTGATTGAAGGAATTTTTTGAGCAAAGTGAATAAATTCCATCACACGGTGAACACTTTCAAAGTCGAAATTATCCAAAATTTCTTTTTTCATATATATTCACCATTTTCCAAGATAGAAAGAAACAAATGGTCGTTTCAATAAAACAGATTAAGAACATACAAAAGCAGGTATTAGGTATAAATGCTCCTAAAACAGCACCTATTGAAGCTCCTGCTGTCCAAAAACTATTTTTCTGATTTTGTAATTGAGTCAACTCTTTTTCGTGGAATGTTTCATTTACGATATTATTCATACCACAAAAATAAAAATTAAGAACAAAGTAGCCTACAAACATACAAGAAGCAACAATAATCCATATATTTTCTGTTAAAATCAAAAATGAGTCAACATAGGATATAAGCCATCCAAAAATTATCATTTTTCTTATATTATTATGTATTAAAGAAATAATCTTCTTGAATGAAACAATAGATGTTGCTAAAAATGAAACACCTAATTCGCCTGCATTTTTAATTCCCAATCCTGTTTGACCAAGTTTAGGAATTACCCAAATCATAAAAATAACACCGAGCATTCCACAAAATAATGAACTAAGGAATGCTTTACAAAGGATTACCTTTTTCATAATGTTCCAATTCAGCTCTCGCATACATTTCTTTTTCATTCAAAGGTTCACACCAAGATAGAACATCTTTGATTGAACCTAAAAAGTCAGCTGCTACCTTTGGTTTGGCATTATATCTTTTCAAAGTATCATCAATGAACTCAATAACTTTATCAGAAGAAGGAAGATCAGTCAATTGGCTTTCTAGTTTATCTAACTGTTCGTCAAAATTCATGGTATTATATTTTTCTGGTGGTGTTACACCCTTAGCACGATTGAAGTGATATACAGACCATTTTCCTTCACTATTTAAGACAATCTGAAAGACACATCTATCACAGCGTCTGTGGTTTGAAGTTGGTTTAAAACGATAAACACAAGATTCATTAAAAATTATATCATTCATCGGGCATTCCTTATTTGTCATTTAATATGGCTGGGGCACTAGGACTCGAACCTAGGAAATGGCTGAATCAAAATCAGCTGCCTTACCACTTGGCTATACCCCATTTTGTGAGGAATTAACAGAGACCATTTAATTTTTCTGGCGCTTCTGTCAATTTTTTTAATTCCATTGTAAATCGCTAAAGTGTGGCGTTCCCAACGGGATTCGAACCCGTATTACTTGATTGAAGGCCAAGTGAACTAACCCTTATTCGATGGGAACGTTATCTTCTACCTCTATGAAATCCTTCAGGAATTTCATTACCGAGAGGAATTCTTGTTTTAATAGTACCGTTTGTTATCCATTGTTGTTTGTACTTTCTTTTATAAGGTTTTCTATCAGTTTTATGCTCAGCATAATAATGTTTTAAACCTTCGGATATTTTATTAGTTACAGAACGATTACCTAACAAGGAACATTTTCTACAGCAATATATTTTTTCTGTTGTTCTTTTGTTATCGACATAAAACTCTTTTCCGCAATGTGAACACACATATTTATATTTAGGTTTATAATCTTCGTATAAAGTTTTTAAATTATTTGTGTAGTTATTATACACATAATTAAAACATTCTGTCAAGTCCTTTTTATACAAAATTTTATAAGATTTGCCAGCTTTTAAAACTGCTTCCTCTTTTAACTTTACAGAATCACTAAAATATCCTTTTATTTCAATTATTTCATTATTTACAATAAAATCAGGATAATAAGTATGTTCTTTGTTATCTGTACCAAAATATTTAAACGTTGTTTTACAAGGTTTAATATTTATATTGTGGTCTAAACAATATATTACAAATACTAATTCATAAGTAGAATGGCAAAATATTCCTTTGTACCAACCGCCTAAAGAATTACCTGAATTTTTCCTAGAACCACCACAATTACGAAAAGCACATTCTTTAGATCCACATGTTTTGTTAAATCGTTTATTAAATTCTAAAAATTTACCACAAATGCTACAATAATTAGGATTTTGTTCGTATTCTTCGTGCTTTATTTTTTCTTCATCAGTCTTTAAATGTTTTTTACCTTTAAGACTTTCGGATATCTTTTTATTTTTAACTTCTTTATTAACTAAAGCAGAATATCGTCTTGCACAAAACTGTGAACAGAATGTACCAGAACCATAACTTCCGTTGTGTTCTTTACCACATTGTTTGCAAAACATTAAGAATTCCTATTTTTTGCACTAAGTGTTTAAACTTTATTAAATGGCGTTCCAACGATGGTCGAATCTTATTAGCACCTCTCAATGGTGGTGTCCTAACCATTAGACGATGGGAACATTGTTTCTACAAAGTCATAAAACAAGATCTAGTCAGTGGTACTATAAAATGCTTTAAATTTTGCAGTTTAGATCTTTTAAAAAGAGCACAAAGTAAGTTAATTACCTTGTATATTTACAATGTCAAGATCTATTCAGCTTTGATATATAAACTTAATATTTTGCAGTTAAGATCTTTATAAGACTTTATATTTTACATTATAATATAGTATTCATAATTTGTCAACAAGATCTTTAGTTAGGCAAACTTCTTTAGATATTTGCAGTTAAGATCTTTATAAGACTTTATATTTTACATTATAATATAGTATTCATAATTTGTCAACAAAAACAAGATCTATCCTATAGATGTTAAAACAAACTTCTTTAGTTATTTGCAGTTAAGATCTTTTTAAAAGTCTTTATATATTATATTATAATATAGTATTTATAAGTTGTCAACAAATTTCTACATTAAAAATTTCAATTCCGTCTTCATTCATTCTTTTCCAATATCTTTTAACGTTTGAATATTTATAATTTTCAGGTAAATCAAAATATGAACATCTAATTTCTAAATCATCAGAAAACCAAATCCAAACGTAAGCATAATTTGGAATTCCCATTTCAAATACTTTCATTTTTTTTACCTCTTGCTAATGCAAGACTTTTTCCCTTGTAATTGGAGCAAGTAGTGAGAATCGAACCCGCAAATCTGACTTGGAAGGACAGCATTTTACCATTAAATTATACTTGCGTGGCTCCTCCTGCAAGACTTGAACTTGCGACATACGGATTAACAGTCCGCCGTTCTACCGACTGAACTAAGGAGGAACTCAAAAAACGTTTTCTAAGTCTTTTTACTTTTTCAAGTGATTTGTAAAGTTTCTTAGAAGGTTGTTATCCTAGTCAATATCTAGACCAAACAAATTCTTATCTTACTCGTTTAATTAAACAATGTACCATTACCGTTCAATTTAGATACATTAACACTTAGCAATCACATTAAAGGCAGTATGAACACCTTTTGAATTGACTTAATCAAAAACTTTCGACCTCAATTTGTGAGGCAAGTCAAATAGGTCACTACTCCTATTCAACTTTTTCGGCGTTTTTACTAAAACGTCTTAAAATGGTTGCGGGTGATGGAATCGAACCACCTACCTTTAGGTTATGAGCCTAATAAGATACCACTTCTCCAACCCGCTATTCTTTAAACATTCAATTTGGTGGGTCGTGAGAGACTCGAACTCTCGACCAATGGATTAAAAGTCCACTGCTCTACCAACTGAGCTAACGACCCAAATTCTTAACACTAATTCCTGGTGGCCCTTAATGGATTTGAACCATTCACCAACCGATTATGAGTCGGCTGCTCTTACCGACTGAGCTAAAGGGCCTTGAAATCATACACTAACTTTAAACCCTTTTTCAATAATGCAGTTAGGTGTAAACAAATCCCTAAATGGTATAGGGACACTTCCTATTTCCCAAATTGTGTCTGTATGAATGACTTTTCCTGGAATTCCATTAACGTCAATCATAGTAACGGTATATTTAGTTCCGTTTTGATTTACAAGCTTATAACAACTATAATCCTTTGTTACTAATATTGCTATATCTCTCGCTAAGTCTGTAAAATACTTTTTTGTGAAGTCGTCAATTTTTTCGGACTTAGCACTTTCATTTACAACTTTTTGTACTTTATTTCTACTTATTTCAGCAGTTTGCTGAAGTGTAGGAATATGTAAAGGATTAATGTTATTCATAGAGTTTTTTAAAATCATTTATCTTATGTATTCAAAAGTAACATTTTGTTTAGTAGATTGCAATTCTACTTGGTCTATACAAAAGACCTCTATCAATTATTTTCTGTAAAACAGAAAACTCATTGATTACATTTTCTTGGTATATTTAAAGCTCCGTTAATGTCAGCGTTTAACGCTTTACCTAACGAAGATAAAAACAAACCTCGTTTAATTCTACTTCCTAAATAATCTTTATGAAACGCAGTTCTTTCAAAAGATTATATATAAAGTATAAACCATTTTAATAAAAAGTCAATATTTTTTTTTAAATTAATTTGCGTTCACATCATTTGAACTGCTGATAATAACACCACCACAAGAAACAGTATCACCACTTCTCGCTAGTGGTTTACCTTCTGCAAAAACTGTTGATGAACCACTTGCCACCACACCAGAATGTACTGGGTGAATAAAACAACCGTGTGGACTTAAAGGGTCTCCCAATCTTGCCGCAGGTATTTTGTTTACGAAAACAGTACCCGCACCACTAACTATAGGTACAGGAGAACACGCATCGTGTCCTGAACTCATATCACCAACTCTTGCAACACCCATTTTTTCCCCTTAGTTAAGATTTACAGGACTACCAATAATGTTAGTAGGTCCAATTGATGAAACAGTTGACCCAGAAATAGAGTCTGCTTTAAAGGTTGAACTGCTTGAAATTTTAAAATCTGACGTTGATTTATAAGTTATGCTTGCGTTAGAATTGAAATCAATATTATTGGAAATATCCCAATTAACATTATTTTTCACGTCCCAGGTTACGGAATTCTTAATATTCCACTTAACGTCATTTTTAACTTCCCAATCAACGTTTGATGAAACTTTCCAATAAACGTTTTTCTGAGCGCGCCAAGTAATGTCATCTATCACTTTCCAATCAACGGTAGAATTACAGGTAAATTCAGTTTCTTTTTCGATTGAAGTTTTCCAATGACCAAGAATTTTCCAATTAACATCGCCATCAACAAACATATTCCAATCTTTAAGAATGTTCCAATTAACTGATTTTTTACAGTTTAAAGTCACATCATTTTGGGCAACCGTAACAATTCTTCCATCCGATAATAGTTCAATCGTTGTGCCACTTGGGTGGGTTATTTTAAGTTTTTTATCGCCATCATCAAATTCAAGCATAATACCAGTTGCAGTTCTAAATACTGAACTTGTGAGATATTTTGTTGGACTTACTGTGTTAGTGTATTGGAAACCAACACCTTCTGATGTTTTTGTTGTTTCTGATTTTGCTTCATTATTTAAAATGTCATTAGTGATTGAGCAATGTCCATAATCAGAAACTCCTTCTGTTCCCTTTAACGGAAATTCGCCATTAGGGTCTTTGTAACCGTCAATGCTTTCGTCTCCAACAATACCAGTTGCAACGCCCAAAACAACGTATCGGTCTTCAGTATCATCTTCTTTGATACAGTAAACCCAAGTTCCATTTTTAATAACTGATGAAAAACCAACACCTCCAATAAGACCAGGGGATGGCAACATTACTTCTGCCCAAGGTAACGTTTTTTGGTTATTTGTTTTTTCGTGCTCACCGAAAATTTTAATTTTAACTTTTCCAGTTTTTGAAGGGTCGTTGTTATCAACGACAACTGCTCTATAAAATTTCATCGCATTGCCTTTAGAATATTATCTCGTTTTGCTCGTGCTTTAACAGTATTGACAGTTGATTTTATATCCTGTTTTAAAATTTCTTTTGGATCCTCTCTAAGAATATTAACACCTTGAGTTGTAATTCGTCTTAATAACCTTTCAGGTGTTTGTGCAATCTGATTAGCGCTTGTCATAGTGTTTCTAATGGTGCTGTTTACCGTTTCAACAGCATCGGTTATTGGTTTAGCAGCCGTTTCTATTGCCTTTCTTATTTCTCTGATTTTTGAGGAAACCGCTCTTAGAGGTTCATACATCTTATCTTTGATTTGACCTGCAAATGGTTTTATACCCATTTCAACTGCGACAGTAACAGCACCAATCAAACCACCACCTAAAACAGGATGCTCTTTCTTAACATCATTATTAATTGTTGTTAATAATTTATTACTCAACTTTTTAATAAAACCATCAATTTCTGAATTAATTATATTTACGTAATGACCAAGTTCACTTATTATAGTATTTTCTAAAGTCTGTAAAACACTTCTAAAAGTGCTTAGATATTTACTCAAAGTATTTGATATTCTTGAAGCAACCTCTTTAACATCTGAAATTATAGAGCCACCTGAAGTGATTGAACCCGTGACTTCTTGGATATAATTTTTAATCGTGTTAAAGGATTCCTCAATTGAGTTAATAACTTTTTTAATTCCGTCTGCCAATGGTTTGATAGTTTGCTTTAAACTTTCAAAGGTTTCGTCAATGGCACTCATAACTGTGGAGTCCTTTATTTCATCTAAGAAAACTTTAATTCCAAGCATAATGGCATTTTTATATTTGCTAAGACCATCAACATCGCTTAAAAATGAATTGAGTGCTGAATTTGTGCTGTTAATAGTTAAACCAACGCTTTCAATCATTCTCGCAATGGATGCCATTTGTTGAACTTGACTAACTTTTGAAGAGTTAAGAGTTTCCGCAAGTTCCTTTCCTGAAACAGGTTTTTGCTCACCTTTGTCAAAAAAGTTTTCTTCCTCATAATTCAAAGGTTTTTCAGGTTTACTTGTCAATACATCTTCTGGATTGGATTCCGTGATAACGTCTTCTACTTCTTCCTTGGTAACGTCTTTTGGATTATCAAAACGACATAAAACCATTCTTGAAATTAAATTTTGATTGTATAAAATTTTAAGAGTTGTTGACCTAATCAACCAATTTCCAGAATATCTGTAATCGCCTTTTTCTCTCGTTTTTAAAAATTCCGAATTTACCTGTAAATCAATAGTTGTACAGGTTCCAGGAACACAATAAGGTAATGAAGTTCTTGTATAAATCACTAAATTATTTGCTTTCATATATTTGTTAAAAGCATTATTCATTAGTGTTGAAACCCTTGCTTCAGATGATGAAATTTCAATAGTGTTTTTGGTATGGAAATCTTCGTCTGAATTTGAATTTAATTCCATAACCCTGACTGCCTGGTCAAATGCTAATTCTTTAAATGACTGTTCTTTGCCACCAAGATTTAAGGAAACTTTATAATTAGCACGGTCATCAGTTCTAATTGCTGATTCTTGTTTGATTTTGTCACAAATTTTTAAAAGATATTGTCTTCCGTCAGCACCCTCTTTGAATAATGCTGTATTGTCTGAACATTTTGAAACCTCAACATTTTCAAAAGTTGGGTTTTGAATAATATGTAAAGTGTCAAAATCTTGGTAAATGTGGATATTGTATTTGTCCGCAAATTTTTTGATATTTTCAAAAGGTGTTAAGTCCTTAACAAATCTGTGATCGAGCGTTGGATTATCATCACAAACAAAATCAAGATTATTCCTTTTAACATCAATTTTTAGTTTTCTATCATTATAAGGACTTTCCGAAAAACAGTCGCTTATGTCATTTGTGACAGTTTTTATTGCCTTTTCCACAATCTCAATAGGTGTTCCAGAAAAACCTGCTTCAGTCAAAAATGCGGTTTCCGAAATATCGTCTAAAAAATATCCGTATGTATCCCTTAATTCAATGGTCCATTGTGGTGAACGCTTTGAATTGTAATCTACAGTTGAGGTTGCTTTAATAACGGTGAAACGCCTATCAAAAGTGTTTCCGGCACTATCTGTAAAAATAATTCTGATTGTATCTGAATTGTTTAAAGCACTTGGGTGTTTTGCCTTTGAAAGGGTAAATAAGTCTTCAAAACAGATTAAAATTGCATTTATATAGTGCCTAAAATAATTAACCTCTATTTCAATTCCTTCCACATAATCATTCATTGCTAAAAGATTAATCTTTTTTTCATCTATATAAATTTCTTTTGATTTTATAAGACAAATAGGATCTTTTAATTCATCAACTGCCATTATTCCTCCACGATGGAATACATTTCTTTCTGTGTTTCAATGATTTCCGCTATGGTTCTTCTAACGGTATTAATATATGTTCGTTTAATTGCCTTTAAATAAACAAATTTGTTATTGTTTTCCGAATACTGGTCGTCAAGTTTTTTTCTTAATCTTTCTCTTGCCTGTGGTGATAACTCACCAATAGTGTTTCCAAAAACCTTAAATTCGTAATCAAGAAGTTGGGTATCAACTTTACTGCTTACGACATCGTAGGAATACGGCATATCAAAAATCATCTCTCTGTTATTGAGAAGTAGAATTAAATCATAAAGGTCTTCCTCTAAATAATAATCCCAAAGTACCTTTTCAATTTTGGTACCCTCCACAACTTTAAGATAAGTGAAATATATTTCAGGAAGACCTAAAAGATATTCCTTAATTTCTGTTAAATCTATTGAGTTAAAATTTTTGATTTTGTAATTGTAATTGGAACCATCAATTTCAAAATCATCAAAATCGCATATTGACTTATCCATTATTCTGGTGTTCCTTTTGCTGCTTCATATTGGCCGATATTTTCAAAAGCGTTTTCAATATTCCTCATTTCTTCTTGAGTGTCAGGTCTTAATGTTTCGGTTCCGTCATAAGCAAGACCATAATTATCAGAATACTGCAAAGAGCACTCTGAAAAACCAAGGTCTAAACCTATTTCTTTAGGCATACCATCATCAAAACAATCCATTTTATCGGTTCCGTAAGTAACTTTTACACTTATACAAACGCAATTGGAAATTTGCATTAGTTCGTTGATTTTATCATTTGAAACGACTATTAACCAGGTAAAAGGTGATAAAAGCATAACGCCTGAATATTTTGAAGGTGAAGAATACGCTTTAAACCTACTTACAATATCAACAATTGTCTTTGCTTCTTCACGATTTTCTGGAATAAATTTAAACGAAAATGAGAATATCCTCAATGATGATTTATCATAATTCTGAAAATATCCAGGGTTCAATGACGGCATTCTTGACCTTGTTTGATTTGCCAATGCGGGTCCAATTTTTTTTGCAAAATCCACACCTTTTTTAGCCACATTTAAAAGTTTAGTAAGTTTAGAATTGGAACCCATACTTATGGCTGAAGAAATATCGCCAAAACCTTGTTTAACAGCGTCAGTAATACTTTCTGATTGCCAAGTATGGGACTGGTCATCACTTAAAGATCCTGGCAAAGGAAGTGTAATCATACACCTTGCTTCTGCTGTGCTGTTTTCACCTAATGCGGCGATTGCCACACCTGTACCCGCAGCCGCAAGTCCGCCTGATGCTACTCCAACTGCGGCCGTAACACCTGCATTAAACATTACTGATGATGTAAGGTCGTGAACTAAATCAGGACGCCCTAATACACATTCACCCGTACAAGCAATGAATGATATTCTTCTATGAGCAAATTCTGGTTTATTAATATCGTTTGGATAATAAAATTGTTCCATAGTGTTATCTCTTTTATATAAGATCAATGGATAAAAAATATGAGCCTTTAGACTCTAATAATTATATAATATTTATATAAAAACAAATTTTAAATAGAGGAATGGAAACATCTTCTCCAAAGGGTAGATGTAGGTCAGTATAAAGAAACTTCAAAATTTCTTTCGTTAGGTGGTATAAAAACGTTTCTCCAACTTCTGAACTCAAAACGTCTTCTAAAATCCTGTTCAAAAGACATCAATGGCATTTTAGAATTCCTTTTAACAAGCTGTGCAAAACTGCATTTAAACTTATCAGCATATTGGTAATAAGTGTTCAGATGTTCAAAAATATAAGGAAGTTTGAAATTAATGTCCACACTCCAAGGATAAAGATTATCTGGGTTATCCGAAAAATATATATGTCTTAAATCTTTAACAGTCGTAGAATGAAAAAACTTGCTTTCTGCTGAAATATCTGTTACAGCTAGTTTTTTAATGCACAACCAAGAAAGGAAAATCATCTCAAAATCTTTGTGGTTCCTTTCAATTTTAAAGGTTGAGCAAAAACGGTTTATGTATTCTTGCTCCAAATCAGGTTTGTATAATTTATTAAACATAACAAAACCGTCAGAAAAAATTCCCGAAACAAATGGAATTTTCAAACCCTCGTCCCATAATTCATTCTCTAACCAATATCTTGTTTGCCCAACCATTTGGAATTGCGAAAACCAAGAAAAGTCGTCCTCAATCGGTTTTAATGTGAGTGAGTTTGGGTGTATAAAGATGTTTGTCTCGTCATCAGATATTCTCAATGCTTCAAGTAAATCTATGTTTTTAAATTTTATATTTTTAGTATATAAAGATAAGAATTTTTTTAGATCTTCATCTTCATCACCTAAAATAGTTACTGAATAAGAATTTTTGAAATTGCATTGAAAGAATGACCCTAATGCAATTTTTGTTGCTTTATTATTAAAAGATATTATATTCATTTTATAAACAAATTTACGAAAAATAATTTGTTTTTATCGAAATATTTATTCTTTGCTGTTTGTCACAATTATTATATAATTATCGTGACAAATAAAAATTTATGTGGGGGGGGGGAGAATTGCTGAGGAGACATTCCAAGAGCGTCAGCAAAATTTTACAATTTAAGATTATAAGCATCCTTAAGATTATTAATCTTTTCTTGCAAAGACATTTTGGAAGTTTTAAATAAAGAACCTTTTATATAAAATAATTGTCCATCTTTGGACAGTAAAGAAGTTATCACAGAAAACTCGGTTCTAAAAGATTTTAAGTTAAGGAGCTCTCTTGAATTAATATTCATATTGAGCTCCTAGTTTTTAATTAGTTTTCGGAATCCTCGGTTTCAGGTACTACAAATAACCCTTCCAAATCTTCTTTTTCAGCGCATTTCAAATCAATGTTTGAATTTTTGTCTGATTTAAAAGACCCCGAAACCTCTCCTCCAACACTCACAGTAAGTTCGCCTGCGTTTGGTTTTGGAATATCAATGACCGTATCAACAGTATTTTCAAAAGTTCCTAAATTTTCTCCATCCTGTGTGAGGGTTAAAGAAAATTGTTGAGACGAAGGAATATCAACCACAACATCTTCGGAGTTATTGAATGACCCTATCTCTTCTCCGTTCATAGTGAATTTAATATTGTAATTTTTAAATTCTGGTTCCGGAATTTCAATTGTTGAGTCTAATCTCCCGTCAAAGGTTCCTAAAACTTTTTTACCTTGTTTTACGGTTAAGATCTTTTTTGCAAGAACGGTATTTAAAAGTTCAAAGTTGTGGTTTACTTCACCACCCCAAGACTTATTTCCGTCCTCTAAAACATAAACTCCTTCGGATAGTTGTTGCGTTTTGTTATATTTATTATCAGCCATACTATCTCCTTGGTTACAAAAAGAGCCATAAAGACTCTTTCAAATATTTATATTTTTTCGGAGACTGTATTAATCGCTTCTGCAATAATTTGACATTCTAATTCCAATTTTTCTGTCGTTACAAAAGTAAAGGCATTATCGTGACCAGTAACATTTCCCGTTAAAAGCATTTGCAATTCTCTGCATTGCTCGTGGTTCAACACCCCTGCTTTAATACGCACTTTATAAATGTTTTTATAAACACCTATGACAAAATCTTGGCCCTCTTCCATTTCAGAAATCAAAATAGGGTTAAAATGTTTCCAACCAAAAACAAATGTAATTTTTGGTCCAGATTTCGCTCTAACAATAAAACCTTTTTCTTTTAACTCTGCAATTTCTCTCTTTTCGGTTTCCTCAATTTCTGAAACAACCTTTGTATAGTCTTCAGGTACACCGTTTTTAAACTCTTTAAAATGGTCCCATTCAACATTCCAAAAATACTTGTTTAATTGCTGACCTTTTTTAAAATAAGGAGAATTAACAACCCATCTGTCGTAAGAGTCAATAATGCTACATAACACTTTTAAATTTTCGTTATTTAAACCGAATAAATCATAACATATTTTTGCGGCACATCTGTTTATATCTATTTTGTGCTTGTAGTTTTTACCAATAATTCTTTCAAAAAAATCATCAGGGTATTGGTGGTGATCGATGTGTAAAACCGATTTAAAATGAGTTGTGAGTTTCTGCAATGTGTCTGGTCTTTCAGCAAATGACAAATCAGCAATTAAAAGTTCATCATCTCTTGTGGCAAACGAATAATTAATGATTTCATCGACCTTTTCTTCAAAATCCGAATAATTTGTATAAAATTTTTTATTAACCTTAAATGGCATTTCATCAATGCACATTTCACAACCAATAGCATCAAGGTCATTATGTAAAAAAACTAACATCTTCCTTCCTTTGATTTAATTGCTGTTTCGATATAATCCAAATCTTCTTTTGAGATGAATTCCATATACATCAATGCTTTAGAATGGGAAATTCCAAAAAATTCAGAAATATAATTTACTTTGTCATTCTGTTCTTCTTTACTGGACTTAGGATATGGAATATATTTTATTCTTCCCGCAATGATTTTTTGAACGATTTTTAACTGCAACTCAAGTGGAATTTTTGGGTACTTATTAAAAACGTTTGCAACTTGAATAAGTCCAGCATTTCCACTTAACCATCTCAAAAATACAAAGTCAGAAACCTTAGAAATGTCCTCTTCCGTAAGTTCTGAGCGACCCAATAATTTTTTAAAAACATTAAACATAGTCAATTCTCAAAGCATTATCATAAACATAAATTTTTAAATTTTTCTCATCTCTAAATTTAGGAACCTGCATTTCAAAATCCCCTAATTTAATGGTTCCAGTAGTACAAAGGACATCCATCTTATAATTTAACTTTCCTCTCTTTAAATCTTTTAACTGAAAAAATATAAATTTTGGCTTTTCAATAATATCCAATTCTTTTATCTTTGATGATTTAAATCCTATCTCAATCGGAGTTTTACTAACAATTAAATTAATTTTAGGCAATGTTTCACAAAACATTTCAAATCCTCATTTTAAATTCTTTACATTTTTATTATATAACATATTATTAAAATGTCAATTTTTCTTTAATATTTTTAATACTTTTTCTGCATTTCTTTCTACACAAGCATTATACAATTCCTCGTTGTAAGAGTTATCATTCTTTTTTATATTGTTCCAATTTATAGCACCCCAAAAACGATTGTGCTTAAAATCGGTTACAAATTTTGCAAATCCCTTATAACGCTCGTAAAAGTACATTCCAAAACCATTTTGTTTTTCGACTCCACTGGCAACACTATTTTTGCCACCCTCTGGAATACCAGGATAACAGTCGGGACCAAAATCAGTATTTAATACTTTTAATCCTGCTAAATAACAGTCTAAAGAAAATTGAGTGTCTTCACCGCCATAGGTGTCATCACAGTAATTAACACCCGCATTTTTAATTACATCAGTAAAAGTTAATACACAGCAAGCACATTGAACTAATCTTGGTTTGAAGATATTTTTCCACTTATATTTTTTCGCACCATTTCTAAACCCTGCTATGGCAACATTGGAGAACCCTTCAGTCAATCTGTTTAGCAACCTTAACATATCCCAAAGGGAACAGGTTTCTAAAATATTTCCATTTTCTGTTTTTACAGGATATTTACAATAAAAAAGGTAGTCGTCATCAAGCTGAATGTATTTTTGAATATTTGTTTTTATAGCATAGTCAAGCATATACTTTCGTTTTGATGGTATCCCTTTCCAGTTTTCGGTTTTATGAATAATATGGACATTGACATTTTCAGGAAATGACTCTGGATAATTGTCTCTGTCATCATCATAAATGAATAAATGGACTTCACTAGGAATTTGATCCATCTTATCAATAAATGTTCCTTTTCTATTTTTGTAGCTCGGAACAAACACAGGAGGAAGTTGGTCGTTATGTACCAACTCCAACGCTTTTGAAATATTTCCACTTAAAATTAACTCTTCTAAATTCATTACCAATCCTCGAGGTCTGCGGTAGTGTTGTATATATTGTAATTAATTGCTTTAACCATATTGTTTAAAGGATCCATAAATCCTTTCTTGAACTGCTCGTCAAAATCAATGTATTCCTTAACTTCGGTTTCAAAGTTATCAGTAATATAGGCAATTCTATCGGAACCAAATGGATTTGGTTCTAAAAGACATAACAGTTTTACTGGTGTGTTATTAGTTATACTTACGTACTTTCCGCCAAGTTTATTTCTTTCAATATAACGGTTGTAAATAATTCCTGCTTTGCACATCCAAGGTATACCTTTGTCGGTCTCTAAAAAGTAATCTACACGGCTAACATTTCCAAACATACAAATGTCAGAAATTGGTGCCTTTAAAAAATCATTTTTGATTTTGCCGATCCATTCTTTCAATTCTTCTTCTGATTTGTCAAGAATAACATTTAAGGATTCCTCAAGTTTTTTTCTACACCAATTAGGTGTTGCCGAACGTGCAAGATCTAAACCCATTACCTTCATGTGGGGATCATTTTCTGGGTATCTTACACCTTCAGCGTCTCTCACTCTCGCAATGTATTTCTTTTTTGCAACAAACATACAACTATCCGCAATAATTTCTCTTTTAGCACCTATAGATGACTTATCATAAGAGTTCATTTTTTCGGATAATTCAGAAATGCTATTTTGAATTACTGGGTCAACAACATTTTCCTCAAATTTGGCTGCCAAATCAACGTATTCATTTATTGTTTTGTTTGGATTTTTCTCAATAATTTTTTCCATAATTGGTTCAATTTGGTAATAAACGGAGTCGGTATCGCCATAGGTAACATAAGGTTTGTCAGATTTTAAAATTTCCTGGAGTTTGTTTTCAATATTTTTAGCACCTAACTGAATGAAAAATCTTCCATTTCCAGTAATAGACTGGGCAATAAGTTCATTAAACAATGAGAACCCTTTATTTGCAAGAGCACCATACAAAGAATTGATCAAAATCTTTTTTGTCATCTCCATAGCGTGGTACTTATTTTCTTGAGTTTTGCACTCATCAAGAAGTTTTTTAAGTTCTTCCGTTGAAAGTTTGTTTAAGTCTTCTTTTTTATATTCTAATAAATCCATTTTTCCTCTGTATATAATCAAAAAGGGGCGCCCCAAAAGAGCGCCCAACTAACACTAGGAGTTTATTAACTTTTTGCATCAAGTTCAGTTAAAGAGTCAACAACTGTCTGATTTCCTCTTAACCATTCTGAAAATCTTTCAATCTGTTCTAATTTTTCATCGCCTGCACGTTTATCAGTTCTAATCTTGTTTAATGCCTTGATAACATCGGCAGTTGGCAAACCCTGTTCTTCAAATTCTGCTCGTAATACTCTTACATCTTTTGATAGTTGTTTTCTCTGGAGCATTAAATTTAGATAACGGTTACCAAAATCAACGGCAAGTTTTTCTCCTTCGTTGTCAATAGTCTGTAATGCTTCCATTGATTACTCCTTAGGTAAAATTTTAGCGATGACTGAAGTATCTACTGTAATATATTCTGCCATAACAGCTTTCTTAGTGCGAACTTCATCATTCTTACCAATATTTAAATTGTATGTATGAGCATTGGTCATATTGATAATAGAGCGATCACCATTTACCTTAATATTTGAAATGCTATCAGAATTGATTAAAATGTTACCTGAAATAATAAATCTTCCAATAACATAAGGGTTGGTTTCGATTGCCTTTACATCGTCCTCGTTGTAGTCATCAACGTACACATAATCTGGAATATAAGATCCATTCTTAAAAATAGTATAATTCATATTAAGAATTAATCTCTTTTCTAAGATCTTAATACTTGATACCTTTTCGATATTAACGTAAACACCATTTGAAAAACGAATTAATGTCATTTCTTTTTCCTTCTTAAAAATTTAAAACAAAATGATTTTATTCAAATCACATACTTAATTATATATCATTAATATTATAAAGTCAACAACTTTTATAATTTTGATTTTATTTTTATTTCACCTAAAATACCACTAACAATATTATTTAAAATTAAGTCCTTAACATTAACTCCTGAATTAAAAATATCATTCATATCTTTTTCTTTTATGCTGTCAGGATAACACAATGCTTTATAACCCATTTTTAGATACTTTATAGAGTTCAAATAACCTGTCCTATCGTTGTCTAAACAGAATACGACATCAAGACCTTCAAGTCTTTCATTTGGTGGTGTTGCACCAAGACAAGCAACAACATTAGTAATACCAGAATTGTAAGCACTTAAGGCGTCAAAAATACCCTCAAACACATAAACAGGTTTTGATTTATCAATGTTAAAATAGTTCCAGAGTTTCCAACCATTATTAGCCTCTGGAATAAATGTTTGGAATTTATGTTCAGTCAAACTACGTGAATAAAACCCATACCATTTGTCATTAAACATCAACGGAATAATAATATAATTATCAATATTAAAAAATTTTCCGTCAATAGTTATTTTTGATCCAAGAAAAACATCACCTAAGTTAGGGTGCCATTCAAGACCTCTTTTTTCGATGTAGTCAAATACCGAGGAGGATTTCTTAAAATATTGACTCAAGTCAAACAATACTTTAGGACCCTCTTGAATTTCAGTTTTAATGTCAAATGAGCTAAAGCCAGAGAAGTCAAGACTTTTTGCTTGCTCAAGTCTTTCTCCAAATGTTTCCTGTTTGTAGGCATCCAAAAGATTAGGATAATAATCTTTAAGGAACCTATACATACTTTTATTAACGCAGGAACATTCATTAAAACAGTTTACAAGTGCTTTATCCCCTCGTCTATAAAGGTGCATACGTGCTTTATTCTTTGACTTTTGAGAGTCTCCGCATATCGGACATCTAACTGTAATGTCATCGGAACCAATATGTTTAATTCTGCTTTCGCCAACTGCTAATTTAAAATATCTTACATCTATCGGATTTAACATTTATTTCTCCTTACATTATAATTATATGATAAATACAAAAGAATTTCAATATAGGAAATTACAAAATGCCAATTTTAAATGAAAAAGTTAAAAGTTTTTTCAAACCTCATAAGAAGGCACGTGTAAGTTCAAGGGTTAATCCTCAAAATGTAATGAATAACCTTTCCGATGAAAATGGTTATTTAAGACTTACCGATTTCTTTGATTACCAAGAAGAAAACTTTTTTATGCCATTTGGAGAAATGACACAGGAAGAAATGTGCCTAAAACAAATGGAAAAAATAAGAACTTATAGAAACATTGCTAATCAACCAGAAGTTACTGGTGCTCTTGACATTATTGCCAATGAGGTTATTTTTTCTTATGAAAATACCTCGTTAAAGCTTGATGTCAATCTTGATAATGACCAATTATCAGCAGCCCTCAATAAATGTTTTGATGACATTATCAAAATAGGAAATATTGATAAAAATCTTTTTGATATTATTAAGCGCTCATATATTGATGGTCAAATGATTGTACATTGTGAGTATGATCCTAAAGGTTTAAAGAAAGGTATTCAAAAGTTGAGAATTATTGAACCTTGCGGATTGTACTTTGATTTCCAAGATAAAGTTTACAAGTATTCAATGAATGCTATGAACACTCTGTATTTCAATCCTTCGGTTGATGAAACTTACGCACCTGAAGAAATTGCAAGAATGGATTTCGGACTTTATCAGGATTGGTTATGTTTATCTTATCTTGAGTACGCTATTAAAACAGCTAACATTCTTAAATCTTTAGAAGATTTATTATTGCCTTTAAGATTTTCTCGTTCCATATCAAGGCGTATTTTCAATGTTGATATTGGTGACTTGCCAGCAAAACGTGGTGCTGAATATATGGAACAGATACAGAATAAATTCAAGTACCGCAAGTTTTACAACAACGAAACTGGTGAGATTTCAAACCAACAGCACATCACTTCTTTAGTTGAAGATTATTGGTTTGCTAACAGATCAGGTTCAAGAGGAACAGAAGTAAACACCCTCGATGAAACTGGTAACCTAGGTGAATTAACTGATATTCTGTACTTTAACAAAAAACTTTATCGTGCTCTCAATATCCCTACTTCAAGACTTGATATTGACCCTGACGCCAATCATACTTTTAGTATAGATACAACCGAAATTTCGCAGGAAGACATTAGATTTTTAACATTTATTTCAAGAATAAGAAAGGTTTATTCAGCATTTTTCAAAGATATTTTAAAGCGCCAAGTTATCTCAACAGGTGTAATGAAAGAAGCAGAATGGGAAACCTACCAAGATAATATCAACGTTGTTTTCTCAAACGAAAATTTATTTATTGAAAAAATGAAAACCGAACTGTTTAAGAACAAAATTGAAAACTGGGACTCCTTTAAATCAGCAGGTGTTGGTGGCACAGTTTTCTCATTTAGGGAGCTTATTAAAAGATGTTTTGGTTTAACGGATGCCGAAATTGATGAACAAATGGAAAGTATTGAGAGTGAAAAGAAATCCCATAAATTCGACCTGTTCTATAAAATGGCAGACCTTGAAGTTGGTAATGAATACGGTCTTACTGGTCAAATGGATGCTGAAGGTAATCCAGCAAAACCAAGCGATTTGGCACCAGGTCTATTCATTGACAAAGACGAATTTAACGATGGAGACTCTGATGAGGAAGGTTATGATGAAGAAAGTCCTGAAGAGGAAAGTTCTGATGATGAAACTTCCGGCGCTGGTGGTTTTGATATTACAGATCACTCTTCCGAGGAGTCAGGAAGTCTTGTTGACAAACTTTTAAAATTGTAAATGGCCTTTAGGCTCATAAAAAAGTCCTCGTTCAGAGGACTTTATAAGACTTTAAAAACCCCAAGTATTAACGTGGGAATATAAACGCATTAGCTCATTAAACTGCTTATCGTTTAATGGTTTACCCTTATTAAGAATTTTTAAAAGAGCACGAGCACTTTTAAGATTTGCTCTACAAATTTTCTTATCACCTGGGTCTGCGAGCATTACAACAGAACAGGCATTAACAATGTTTTCACAAACTTTTTTCATTTTTCTTTCCTCTCTTTTTTTAACTTACAAATTAATTATATAATCTTTATATAAAGAAAGCAACAATTTTAATTACAATTGTGATTTACTGCACATTGTTTATACAATTTTTTTCTTGATTTCCATAGTTCAAATAACTTTTCCATTTGAGCAGAGTTCAAATAGACATAGTTTTTAAACCCAAAACTCTGAAACGACATCATAAAAATGGCGTTTTCATCACAAGCAGTTTCTCCAACAATTCTTAAAGAACATTCTCTTACATTTCTTATGGTAAGAAAAGCGTAAATCCAACAACAAATCAATTTTAACATTTTTGCACCATTTTCTTGAATAATTATACAGTTTTTTAAAAAGTTCTTATAAATCAATAACTTAGTGAAACAAATATTTTAGTTAAGTCTTTGATTTATAAGAACTTTTTAAAAATAAGTGATTTTTAGTTAAAAATTTATGAAATTGAGGTATCAATCTCCATACCTCAATTATTTTAATATTTCTCAAAAATCTTTTCTATAATACTATTTAATTCATCTAATTTCTTTCCATTGCACTTTTGGTTTACCTCTTGTATGAACTTAACAGCATCCGTTTCTTTTGGAAATTTATTCTTAAATTCATTAGGTGTTAAACTCCAAACTTTTCCTTTGAGGTCAAGATTACCGTTGCTCTTTAGTTGATAAACGAAGAAACCGAAGACTGTTTTGTTACTTCCGTCATATCCTTTATCAAAAGTTACACAACCGATATATCCGTTTGATTTCTCAAATACAAGAGTTCCTAAAGGTTTCTTTAAATCTTTATGATTGTAAACAGTTTCGAAATTATGTGGATTTGGAAATACAGATGTCATATTTTTATACACTTCTAAAGTCTTTCCTGTGTATGGATTTTTGACCTCTTTTGCTTCAAGAATTTTTATGAATTTCATTTTGGTTTCCTTTAATTAAAAGCACTCAAAAGAGTGCTCTTTTTAATTATTTATTCGTTATACCATTTTGGGAGATTATGTTCTTTTTCTAATTTAGAATGTATGAACATACTCCTCATATTTCCAACCTTTGATACATTCCAATTATCTAAAGACTGGTTGAAGTTTGAGGTTCTACAGAACATACCTTCCATAGTGTAAACATTAGATACGTTCCAGTTTTTCAACGGCTGGTTGAAGTTTGAGGCTCCACAGAACATACGTTCCATATCCCAAACCTTTGACACCTCCCAATTGTCAAGGGGCTGGTTAAACTTCTCTGCGCCCCAGAACATGTGGGACATTTTTTTAACATTTGAAACGTCCCAGTTGCCTATAGGTTGGTTGAAGGATTTTGCCTCATCGAACATCCAACTCATATCTTCGACCTTTGATACATTCCAATTTGATATATCTCCATTAAATGAAGAACTACTAAACATATTTTTCATCGTTTTAACATTTGAGGTGTCCCACTTCGAAATATCTCCATTGAATTTTGTACTAGCAAATAAATAAGACATATCTGTAATCAAAGAGGTATCAATGAAGTTTAAATCGCAATTATTGCCTTTTTCTTTGATGGTCTTTTTGACAATTTTAATAAATCCCTCTCTGGTTCTAGGTTTAGATGTTTTTGCTTCAAGAATTTTTATGAATTTCATTTTTTTGTCTCCTTTAATTATTTAGACCAACTTGGAAGATTTTTCATTTTTTCTATTTTAGTGCCGATAAACATATACTGCTTATCTTTAACGTTGGAAACGTCCCATTTTTCAAGAGACTGATTGAAGTTAGAGGCACCAAAGAACATGCCGTCCATATTTTCAACATTTGAAATATCCCACTTTTCAAGAGGTTGGTCGAAACTCTTTGCTTGATAGAACATTCCGTAAATATATTTAACACTAGAAACATTCCATTTTTCAATAGGCTGATTGAATGATACCGCGAACTGGAACATTTGTGACATATTTTTAACATTGGAAACATTCCATTTATTCAACGGCTGATTAAAGTTCTTTGCAGAATAGAACATATCTGATGTATTTTCAACCTTTGAAACGTCCCAATTGTTTAGAGGCTGATTGAAACTATTTGCTTCATTGAACATTTTTGTCATATCTCTAACATTGGAAACGTTCCATTTACTTAGTGGTTGGTTGAAACTATGTGCCATCTCAAACATTTTTGACATATCTCTAACATTTGAAACGTCCCAGTTATTTAATGGTTGGTTGAACTTCTTTGCTCCAGAAAACATACTATTCATATCGGTCACATTGGAGACGTCCCAGTCACCGATTGGCTGATTGAAACGAAATGCTTCATAGAACATAGACCTCATATTGGTTACATTTGAGGTGTCCCATTTTGAAATATCTCCATTAAATGAAGACCCATAGAACATACGTTCCATATTTTTAACATTTGAGGTGTCCCACTTTGAAATATCTCCATTAAATGTGGAACCAGCAAATAATTTAGACATATCGGTAATCAAAGAGGTATCAATGAAATTAAAATCGCCATTATTGCCGTTTTGTACAATTGTTTTATTAATAATTTCTATAAGTTCTTTTTTGTTTTTAGGTCTTTCTTTGCTGTCTTCAAGAATTTTTGCAAATTTCATTTTGGTTCCTTTAATTAAAAGCCCTCAATGAAGAGGGCTGTATGATATACTGATTAGAGTTTTTGGAATCCACTAAATACTTTAGCACGATCGACATTCTTACTAAATGTCTCAACATTACCAACTTCCATTCTTTTCACATAAGAGTTTATCTTATCAACTAGGTGTTGTTTAAACTCTCTTTCAGACATTAAACCATGCGTATTTGTGAGTTGTTCACTATAGTCTTGTCCATCTATAAAAGTGTAACTCCTACAATAAAATTTATTTTGTACGCTTGAAAGGTCTATGTCGTCAACTGATTTGGCTTTTGGTACTACTGCAACACAATGACGCTTTGTAACGTCACCATTCCAAAAGCTAGTCTCTGTCTTAACCAAGAATGTATATTTCTTGTTAGTTTGATTTAATTCGTGTATAACATGCTCAACAATTTTTTCGGCTCTTTCTGCACTATTAGGTTGTTTATAACTGCTTAAATCAGAAGACCTCAGAAAACCCTTTTTAGAGTTGTCAACTACGACAGGTCCTGTATTTTCTAAACTGCGGGAAATAAGTTGTGAAGCTGTTGCCAAGTCTATATCTGCAATAAGACAATTGTTTCCTTTTTTGTCTGTGAACTTCAGAAATGGATCTTTTCCGAATCTAATTGTAACATCTTTTACAGGTTCTCCATCAGACAAAACGGTTGAGTCTAAATGTACTTTTTCACCATTTAATAGTTTCTTGAATAGATCTCTTGCTTTCTTTGTTCTAGGTTGAACTGTTTTAGATGTATTTGCTTCAAGAATTTTTTTGAATTTCATTGTGTTTTTCCTGTTATAAATATATTTGATCTATATACATTATAACATATTTATAATTAGGAGTTAATAAAAATGTTTTTACTTTGGTTAAAAGCATCCTTAGTGAGGGCATTAAAAACAGTTTGCCAAACCGCAGCCGGCATTTTGGCCGCAGGAACTGTTTTTACTGATATTGATTGGAAAATTATGATTTCAACCTCTCTCCTTTCAGGACTTGCAAGTCTTCTCACAAGTATTGCTGGTTTGCCTGAGGTTGATGCTCAAAAAGAAGCAGCTAAAAAAAATTGAAGGTGCTGTTGATAACGAAAAAACACTCCCGAAGGAGTGTTTTAAAAAGTTCATTTAAATTGTTATATACATATTTATTATGAATTTACTTATTAATACGCATTTCATAATCAAATCCACCAGCACTGCCAAGATGACGTGTTTTTGAACCTTCAACAGATTTAGGATCTATACCTAAATCTTCTTTAAACCATTTTTTCCATGAAGGCATACCGCCATAAGCATTTGCTTCATAATCATCATAGACAGTAAATCTAACACTAAAATATGTACCATTATCACTAACCTTGATTTCAGTTTTAACGTTATGAAACATCTTTTTCATACGCTTTAAAATTGAGTCTTCAAAATCATATTTATCTAATGATCTTTCATTAATTGTATTTAGTGACCTACATCAACCCTGAAGGATAGATGGTTCCATTTAGAAACTAATTCTAGTTCAAACTGTGTGTAACACAAATGTTTGAAGGCTTTATACTCCGAGAGGTCCTTCCCAAGAGTTTGGTGAGATTTGTTGTAAACAACAGTCTCACCGAATTTTAAAATATTATATAATATATTTATTAGACTGCATATATGAGCCTAAAGACGCATATTTTTATCCATTGGGTTTATATAAAAACTTGCTAAATTTCATTTTTATTCCTATAAATATTTTAATAAATTTATTTATGCCTTAAAAACACTCCCGAAGGAGTGTTTAATCTTAATTTGAAACAGTTGTACTGAAATTATTAACGCCCAAGTTGGTAAATCTAAGGTTAATAAATTCTGCAACATAGGTAGGTTTGATATAGATATCCACAACCATTTGGTTTCTTGAAACAATATCTGGAGTATTGTTGGTTTCGTTACAAACTACCATAAAGTCTTGAATACCTCTATCTGATTTAACAGTTTCAAGGTATGGGTTCATAATTGAAACGACCTTATTTCGTGTGAATACATCGTTAAACTCAAATACCTGATATTTTGACATTTTAGCAAGTGCTCTTTCAATTGTATTGAACAGGCCTCTTACATTAACTCGGTCAAAACTTGAACTCTTATCAAGCATTGTCTTTTGTCCCCAAAGAACTGTACCTTGTCCTGGGAAGTTTACAATACTGTTAATACCAGAATTGTAAAGGGTTCCGATTTGCTCACGATTTGGAGAGAAAGCAAGTTTTTGAACATTCTTGATTTGTCCACGATTTAAACCTGCACTTGCCCACCAAGAAGCATAATTTTCAGTTGATTGAGCACGTAAACCAGCAACGTCACCAGCAACATTTACCCAACGGTATGTGTCCTTATAACGGTCATACTGATACTTATAGTTAGCAACTAAAGAGCACCACATTGTGTTATAATTAATTGAATTTCTATAATTTACAATGTTTGCAGTTGCATCAGCAGTACGTTTTGAAACTGCAAGAATGGTTCCGTTGTACTCGTATGGAATACCGATAAAGGCAATGCAGTCTTCACGCTTTTCAGCAAGTTTCTTAGCACTTAAACCATTATCAAGCTCGTTAGCGATAATGATGTCAATATCAATGAGGTCTTTGTTATCAAAGATTTCATAAGCATCCAATAAGTCGTCTTCTTGAACTAATGAGTCTGAAGCACAAACAAAATTAATCAGTTTTCCGTGATAATTACCATCAACATCAGCAACTAAGGTATAACTTTCAATATTTGGAACAACCTTACGCTGTGAACCAATAATATCGCCTGTGTCATCATAGGTTTCAACATCTACTTCCTTTGTTGCAGGAGTTGAGGTGTTGCACTTAACATAAACACAATTTGAGCGCCTATTAATAATGTTTTCGATAAATAGAGAATTATTGAAACTGTCAACTTCATCTGGATCCAAAGAGCAAAGATAAGTTTCTTTCATTTCCTTTGCTACGTTGTCAAAGATGAACACAGCAATTTGAGCACTATTATCCTGAGGTGCGTACTCAAAATAAGAATCAACAGATAAACCTTCGTTAGCGAATTTTATACAATGATTTCCTGTGTGCTGTTTGTCATTTGAAGCAAAATCACTTGGAACAGCAATAGAAATTGTATATAAACTATCTGATACACCAGGTGTCTTTGAAATGAACTTTAACTTTGATTTTGTTGTACCAAATGCTACGGAATTCTTTTTGTAGTCCCAATCATTTGCATTTAAAATCTTTTTGTTTGTACCAAAAAGAATAGCACCATCTAAAATTTCTGGATTTAACTTAATTAAAGAATTAACCTCGGTTCTTGTTTCGTCATCTAAAATCTTTGATGATTGCTGAACACTTGGTGAACCGTCAAGATGTGATGGAACACTAAACGGAATGTTATAAGCAGTTGTATAGCGCTTTGTTGTTAAAACACCGTCTTCATAATCTTGATACTTCTTTGAGTCAACTTTCCAAGTTACAACGCAATTTGTTGAGTTTCCTTTTTCTAATGCTTCTGCTGAACCATTGTGATGAATTGCGATAAGATAACAATTTTTGCCAGAGAACCAAGTTGAAATACTTTCGGTTTCCTGTGCTTGTGGTGGTAATGTTAACTTTCTGTCAATATAAACAGCAGTATAATCGATACCAGTCTCCTGATAGTCTTCAGTCTTGGTAACATAATACTTGTCTGTCTTTGACTCGTCAATAGCATTTATGGCATTATCAGAAAAACCGATAATATCGCCAGCGTGAATACGATTTGTTTTTGTAACAATGATTGCTTCTTTTGTAATTTCACCTTCACCAAATTCAGACTCGCCGTATGCTTGTGTGCCGTAACCTAAAGAGGTTGATTTTACAAAAGTTGTTTTAAGATTTGTTGGACAACCGTTAATGTTTACAGCACGTGAAATTAAAAGATTGTTTCCGTACTGTAAAAAATTATAACATTGGTACCAATCATTATAGTTCTCATTTGTTGGTTTACCGTAGAACTCTACCAAATCATCTACACTTGTGATTTGGGTGTGAACACCGGCAGGACCCTTTGAGAAGTTTCCTCCGAATACTGTAACAGAAGAAGAAACACTTGGAACAATTTCCGAAGAGTCAATTTCTGTCACATATACACCAGGAGATGACATTTGAATAGCCATTATTTTTTAACTCCTTTTTATATATAAAATATAATGTATTTATACGTTTTTAATAAAAAATTAGAAAATAAAGCGTGATAAATCTATGGTATGACCTTTAGGACATTTTTCAGGAACATCTTCACTTTTAAAAACTAAATGGCAGATAGGACAAATTGCTGTGTGGGTACTTTGATTATATCTAAAAAATGTAGCAAGTTTTCTAATGTTTTCTTTTGATGGTTTTATTTCTTTAGCAAATTTATTGTAAATTATTCTATGGGTACCTCTACCATTTCCTTTATAAACTGTTTCTGCACCTAACAATGGCGGTACATATTCTTTTAAATATTTAAACTTCATTAAAACTCCTGGGAACTTAACACTTTTGGTTATCCCAAATTTTTTAAATCTCCATTATATATTATTTATAAAAATTTCTTTAATTTTATAATCCTCAGGAATATATGAACTCTGTAACCGATGTTTGTACTGATTATAGAAAATTCCTGATGGTTTTCTTACACCAAAACTATCAACAATATCAAAGATATTAGCACTTTCTTTGGAATTGTGCTTTCTCATCAATCTGCCAAGACTTTGTGAAATGGTAACAAATGACTTCATCGGACTTGCAAGAATTAACGAATGTAAATTTTTAATGCTTACGCCAGTGGACATACAGGAATAATTTGCAACCATAATGACACCTGTGTTTTCTTCCATAAATTGACGCTGTTCTTCACGAATTTTTCCACTTATGGAACCGTTCATAAAAAGCACTTTATTGGCTTTTTGATATTCCCAGTCGTATGCTTTTGATACGTCTAAACCAAGACTCTCAAAAATGCTTTCACCGTGTTCTGTGTGCTGATATAACACTAAGACATTTTTACTTTTTGAAATTTCGGATTTTGCAATTTTGGTAATGACATTCATTCTATTTTCATTTTCCTTAATAAATTGCAACTGTTTTAAGTAAGCATCCCTTGGAATATCCATAAACAAATTTCGGTGCTCTTGTGTGTAACATAAAACAACGGCATTGATGTTTATAGGGGTTCCTAAACCTCGTTCAATAAGTTCTGATGGAGTTATGATTGTTTCGGGTTTTCCTATAAGTCCCAAGATAGTCATTTTCTCTTCTTGGCCTTCTGGCAATGTTCCAGTAAAACCAAGTTTAATTTTAGTGTTAATGGATTTAAGCATTATATCATTTAACACGGATCCAGAAAGTTTTTGACATTCGTCCACGAGCATAAAATCAAAGTCCAACTCCTTTACATTGAACTTCATCAATGATTGCCAGGTTGTGATTGTCAAGCAGGTCTTAAAATCTGATTTGTTTCCGTTTCCTAATAACTGAACTTCGTTCAATAATTCAGCTAAACCGTAACTTTCAATATCCGATTTAAACTGTGTTAAAAGATTGATATTTGGAACGATTAAAACACCTCTCTTTTTTGCTCGTCTAAAGTATTCAAGAATTAAGGAAATGCTTAAACTTTTTCCTGAGCTTGTTGATGAAATAAATGCTTTTTTATTATTCATCAAAGCAATTTTAATCATTCTTTTTTGGTAATCATACGGTTCAAAAGGCAATTTAACTGATTTCAAAAAATCATCAACCTCATTTTCCGAAACACCTGATAGTTCATTATCTTCCTCAATTCCAAACCCTTTGAGCAAAAACTTATGACCATTTTCAATCAGTAACTTGCCATCAACCAAAGATGTGAAATATGTATAGGCATCCCTAAAACCTAACTTAATAAGTCTGTCATACTTTGCGTTTGCCTTTTCAACCCTAAGGAACATCGCAATTTTTTCAAGTATTTCTTTTGGTGCCTCTATGAGTGAGTAACTTTCATTAATTTTCTGTACAAACATAATCCGAAAACTCTAAAATATTTTCATCTATTGTATATTTTTTTAACATTCCAACTGTTTGTAATTTATATCCACAACCCAATAAAATTATTTTTAATTTTTTATTGTCATTGACGGCACTTGGAATATAACTCTCTAGCAATGGACTATCAAAATCTAAAACTGTATTCCAAAATTTCAAATCTTCAGAACTTACATTTAGATTTTTTGAAATGATTGATTGTATATCAATTTTTGATAATTCTTTATTATATAAACTTTTAATAATTTTATACTTATATATTTTATCAAAAAAATTGTTGTCGTTTATTGCAACTTTTAAAATTCTTGATTTAATCTCGTTTGGAACATCAGGTTTAAGTTTTGTTTCTAAGTCTGCGAGCGCTTCAAAAAGACCTTGCTTTTTAAAATCTGTTATGCAGTTCCTATCTAAATGTGATAAACTTAAATATTCCTCAAGGCAATCCAACTTAAATCGGTCCTCTGAATTTTTATAAGCGTGAATATAAGGTAATAATACATTCACACCATAACTTTGAGAAATTATTTCTGGCATTTCAGCAAATTGATATGATAACAAAAACATAAAAGCGTTCTTATGATTTGTCTCAAGAACATTTCGGAACACATCAACACCAATTGCTTTCTTTCCGAGTTTTGATAACTTAACTTCCCCGTAGTCATTGAGTTCAAAAATATAATTGTGCTCGGCAAATTTACCAAGATTTTGTAAATAATCGTCTTTAATTTCTTTATATGTAGTCTTTAAATATTGTGTTTTATTTTTTACGTATAAATGGATTTCTTTTGCTTTTCTAGTACGTTTAATCATCTGCAATGAGGAAACCACATCACAGGAAGAACTTCCATCATAGTGAAAATGGATTCCAATATCGTTGAGATTTGAAACACCAACGGTTAATGTAGGTGAATAAATCAGTACATCATATTCCGGTTCTTCCTGTTTCTGAAAAATCTTATAAATGACATTCTTTGTCATTTGAGGAGTTTCAGCAGTTAAGGTTATCACGTTTAAACCGTGCTTTGATAATAACATTTTCAATGCGTGAATAGCACTTAAAGAGGTGCTTGAAATTGTCACCTTGTGTTTCTTTGTGTGAATTAAAATACTCTGAATAAAGCAATTATAATCAATGTAAGAATATAATTTACAGGTATCTCTGAAAGAATTATCAAGCATCCAAAGATTATTTTTTTGTGTCAAAAAATTGTTTTCATAACCTGTCAAAAAGGCGTCAGCAATAACAAGTTTTTTGTTAAAACACGCAAAAAATTTAGCAAGATTTGTAGCAGAATTGTTTATGGAATTTCTACTATGTAATAACAGAGATATGAACTCATCTAAAATTACCAAATCAAAATTTTTAATTTGATATTTCCACAAACTGTCATACTGTACAATAATGCTGTCGTTTAATTTGTATTTGTCTTTGTTATATAATTTAAGGTTATATTTGTTTGCAAAATCAACAGCAACCGAAATTCTGTTTGTGCAAATAAGCACTCTCATATCCTGTTCGTGAGCGTCCTTAATTATTTCTGAAATTATTTCGGACTTTCCGGTTCCCATTGGTGACTTAATAGCATATAAACCATCCTTTTGATTTAAAAAGGAAGTTATAGAATTTTTAATTTCAGGAGTTACTTTTAAAAAGTGCTCATTAACGTTTACAACTTGAGTATTAATATTGAAATTTAATAACTTATCTGTGTAATTTATATCCTTCTTAAACAATTCCTTATATTCAGGAAGTTTTGTGATTTCATTAAATAAGTTTAGTGATTTCTGTTCATTGTAATGGTGCATTGTGTATGGACTATCACGGAACCAAAAATAACCTCCAGGGGTTTTTGTTTCAGAAGGGTGCTTAAACAGAATACAGTCGCCATTGCTTTTGATTGCCTTAAAACCCATTTGAGTGAAAACTTGTAAACATAATTGATCAATGGTTCTGGCGTTTTCAATCTTTAAATCCTCAGGAATTTTATAATTTCCATTGATGATTTCCGTGAGTTCTTTTGACTTATATGCAGGTCTGTAAACAAACTTATAAGGGTTTCCTTTTCCTTCAAGCAAAACGTTAAACTTATTCATTGGAGCATTTAACGAAGGAAGTCGTGTTACAGCAGTATCTAATTCTCCGTATTCCTTTAGGTCTTCCGAAATCTGCTCAACAAGAATTTTTAGGTTGTCAATTTTAATTGGTTCCACACATAAAATGCCTTTAAGATTGAAGTTATCAATTCCGTTGGCACTTCTTGAGTCTCCTAAAATACACTTGTAATTTTTGAAATATTTTAAAATGGCACCTCTGTTTTCAGCAGTCTTTACTTTGTCTATATCTAAGATAAAATATTCAAATGTTTCAGGATAATATTTTGCTAGTGATGTCTTTCGTCTGTATGCTCTTAGATCTTGAGTTAAAGGTAAGTTTAAAATAAAGTTATTGGATAACATACGGAACATATCCGATAACTTTTCTACTTCAACTGTTCTGAAGTCAAAGGTATTATCACCATAAGGAGATATTGGTGATTTACCATTTGTAGGTTTACTATTGAATACTGTTACTTTCATATTCTTATTATACTACAAATTAATGAACTTTTGAATTAAAATGTGTTATTAATTTATCAAATGTATCAAGAATATATTTTAAGTTGTCACTTGCTTTGATGGATTTGAGAGGATATTGCTCTTTTTCGTATCTAACATAACAATTGGTCTTTCTTGTGGTATCGTTATATGTTATTAACAATTGCAGTTCAGCGTCAATAGTAGGTTCCTTCATTGTCTTGAAACAATAACCGTAACTTGTCTGAATTATCCAAATATCAAACTTCTTTCCTCTTAGATACCTGTTTGTATAGCAATCTCCATTTATTCCACTTTCTTCAAATGCAAGTTCAATTCCATCAACTGAAATCTTATCTTCCTCGGTACTAAGCAACTTTGTCATTTTGTCAAAAACGCTAATTAATGTTTTAAATTTCTTCATTTTAGGCTCCTGTTCCAAACATATACAGCGGTATTGTGTTCTAACATTTTATTTAATTCTAACATATTTTTGTCAATAATTCAAATTATTGTATAATATATTAAACAATTTTTTGAGTGCAATATTGAAGTGTTTTTATATATATAATTAAAACATTTTAAAAGTGCAATATTGAAGTATTTTTATATATATAATTAAAACATTTTAAAAAGGGGACTTTTAAAAAGTCCTTTGAAAGTGAAATAAAAAAGGGACTTTTAAAGTCCCTTTGTTGTTACTAATTTAAAAATTAGTGTGATAAGATAGTGTTGGTGAAATCTACACCGAAACTTCTTGCGTATGCCTTAGCTCTATCGTTTGAAGTTGCAGCTTCAATACCAGGAATAGTTGTAAGAGCATAACGGGTCTTAGCAATAATTGCTGGCTGACCAGACTCTGCGTTGGTTACGCGGGTGAACTGTAATGGAACGTATGGAGCAAAGAATCCCATAGCGTCACGAGCGTTATCACCCTTATAAAGAACAGTACAGTAATCAGTCTCAGCATACTGGTCAACAATAACCTTATAACGATTATCAAATGTACCTGCAACACCACCAGAAACAGGTGAAACAATACCACTAGCAACGGTTGCTGGCTGGAATGAACCAACTTGTTCTAACATAGTTGCAACTAATGGAGAAACTAACAGAGTGTTACCCTGACCACGTTTTGTTTCGATACCGATTAAAGCAGCCTCTTTAGCAATGCGAACTGCGTTAGCACGATAACGTTCGATTTCCCAACGACCATCTGGAATAATGATGTCAGCTGCAGTTGCTGGAATACCAAACTTAGTATCAGGTAATTGAGTTGCGTTCTTGTTTACGAAGTCAACAACTTCACGGTCAAGTTCTGCCTGGATTTCGTACTGCATTAATGACATCAGTTCCTCGTCAGCATTTAACTGGTGCTGTGACTTTAAGTCCTGATACATTTCAACAGTATATCTGCCCTTCAGAGCACGTGACTGAGCTTCAATATTCTTGCGAACAATACTGAAACCGATTTCTTTCATATCAGTTGAAAGAATTTCTGCATTTGATGTTCTATAAGAACCAGTATAGCTCTTTAAAATTCTTCCGAAAGCAGCCTCATTTGTGTATAATGCCTTAACAGTTGCAGAACCTAATGCAGCGCCTTCTGCTAACTTTGTAGAAGTGAATGAGCATAATACCTTGTTATCTTCAATGTATAATACAACACCGTCACCAGCAGTATCGCCAATGTTAATACCTGCAGTTACAGCATCCTTATCTAACTTGTAGATAACACCAGCTGGCTGTTCACGATTACCAACCTTATTTACACCGTCACCTAAATACTGATTGATTAAAGCATAGATGTAGCCAGTAGGCATTGACATTGGTTGAACACCAAGTAATACATTTGCAATTAAGTTAGGGTAAATACGTCTAACCATTGGCATTAAGATTGGAGTAAACTGAGCAATGTCAGCAGTCATTGTGTTCTCGTTAAGAGAATTTTTGATGTCCCTCTGGGTGTTCTCTAAAAGCACACTCATATCTGCTGCTAACTTAGGACTTAAAGCAGAATACTTTTTTGAACCAATCAGAGCGTTAGCGAAATTTCTATCGTTAGCGATCTTCATAGCCTCGTTTAAAATCTCCATTAATGGAACTCCTTTATTAATTAATAATTTAATTTATTTATATTTTAACTATAAAAACTTGTGATAATCAGGGGTCTTTTTGTCTTCAAGTTTGATTTCACGGGAGGAAGTTACCTCATTTAAAGCTGGCAAATCTTGAACGGACTCCTTTAAATTCTTTAACTTTTTAATATAGTTCTTATCAGCAGTAAAAGGAACGTCTTTTGCTAACTTTTCAAACTTTTTGGACTCGGTAAGAGTTAAACCACTCTTTAATTCCTGAATTACACCTAATCTTACAACGTCTTTATTTTCCTTTTCGAGGATACGTTTTTCTTTTTTAATGCTTTCCTGGATTTTCTTTTCGTTTTCAACAGCATCCTTTAAATCATCATTTGAACTCTTTAAGTTACAGATTTCCTCTTCAAGGTCTTTAATTATCTCGGACTTATCTTCGTGCTCTTCCTTAATGTCATCAATTGATAACTTAAGGTCAGCATTTTCATCTTGTAATTGTGAATTTTCTTCCTGTAAACCCTTGTTTAATGCTTGTAATTTCTCAACCTGTTCTTTTAAGCCAATAATTCTTGCATTGTTTATTGTTGCTTGTTTATTATCACGGATTTTTGAACCCTTAATAATATCTTGAACATCAACTCCTGCAATAGCAATTACAGCACGTAATGACTCAAGAATTGCCTCTGTCTGCTGGACATTCTCGTACATCTTAAAGTCTTCAGCGTGAGCCATAAAAAACTCATTCACAACACGGGTTGAAAATCTTTCAAGTACGTTTTTCATCTTAGAAACTTTTTCGTTAACAAGTTTATCTGCTTCACTAATTAGGTGCTTCTTAAATTTGTTGCAATGCTCTTCCAAATCGTCAAGTTTCTGTTTGTACTCTTCCTCTAATTCCTGTTTCTTTTCGTCAAAAAGAATTTGTGCTTTTTCTTCGGCAGCTTTTTCAATTTCTTCGGAAGTCTTTTCAATCTCTTCCTCTATCTTTTTGTCTAAAAGAATTTGTGCTTTTTCTTCAGCAGCCTTATCAATTTCTTCCTTGATTGCCTGTTTTACTTCAGCGTCATCAAGAGCGTCTTGAACGGACTCCTTTAAATTTTCTAAATTCATTAAATATCTCCTTTTAAAGTATTTATATATTCTTTAAAAACAGATTTAATAGCATTTTTCATTTCGTCCTTAGAAACATTTGCCTCGACAATATTTCCGAATTTATCTTCTATAAATTCTTTGCCTACAAGCATTCCTTCATTGAGCTGATAACTTTCACACATACCATTCATAGTTGCGTTAAAGTCGCTTGGATTAGGAACAATATCATAGGTAATTAATTTAAAATTCTCAACAACACCGTCATTTACGGTTCCAACACCGCGTGATGAAACAGAAATTTTAACACCGTTGTCAATTAAAGATTTTAACTGATTTGATTGTGCATTGTTTAATAAAACTGCTTCGCCCATAACATAGTTGCCTTTGATACCTAATTTAGTAATTTTAGCAACTGCCTTCATCGGATCAACTTCAGTACGTGGTGGGTGTTCATACTCCATAAGAGTATTGATTGTTCCACCATTAATTTCGTTTTGATATGCTTTAACTTCTGCTTCCCAAAGGTTTCTAGGATAAACTCTACCATTACGATTTCTCTCGCCAATGGTTGAGAAAATGCCTTTAATCTTGTAAGTTTTTTCTTTTTGGCCTGAGGACTCGTTTAATTCCTCTTTAGTTTCGATATTTAACTCTTGACCATCAATTTCAAATAAAAGATTTGACATTTAGTACCTCAAAAACTAAAGTGGGTACATCGTACCCACTATTTTTTCAATTAGCAGAAACGGCGAGCACGGCGATTTAATGACTCTTTGACTTCTTCGTCATCTTCCTCAACGTCATCGCACTCATCAGCAATGTCTTCAGCCTCTTTTAAAGCACGGCGTGCCTTCTTTAATGCCTCAACAACTTCCTCGTCATCTTTATCAGCGATTTCTTCTGCTTCTTTGATTAAACGACGGGCCTTGCGTAAGCACTCAACAACTGCTTCGTCATCGTCATCGTCTTCGGAAACGTCATCAGAAACTTCAGCATCCTCAACGATACGCTTTGCCTTAGCAAACTTACGTGAAACCTTCTTTAATGACTCAACAACTTCCTCGTCATTTTCGTCAACATCAGTTTCGCCTAATTCTTCCTCAGCCTCGCAGATCTTCTTGTAAACACGCTTTAAAGCCTCAACAACCTCTTCAGTATCATCTGCCTCTTCGATGTCTTCCTCAGCCTCTTTTACTTCGTCCTTACAATCTTCGATTGCTTCCTTAACGTCAGCAACGTCTTGACCCTCTTCCTCGGCAACCTCTAATTCGTCCTCAGCCTCACGGAGCTTACGCTTTACAGCACGTAAAGACTCCTTAACGTCATCGGTTGAACCCTCGATTTCCTCTTCCTCGTTTAACCAATTTCTCATAGTCTTTGATAAAGACTTAACCTTAGCATAACGCTTTGCCATTTGTTTTTCTCCTTTAAGTATGGTAGATTCTTGTAATTTTCTTTCAAGTTGATTGCCAAAATATTTCTTAAATTCGGCATAATTTTCACTCAAAAGAATTTTGTTTAACTGGTTCATATTTTCCTCTTAATGAAAAATATATTTTATTTATACTTTATTTATAAAAAAATTTGATTACAAAAAATGCTCTAATTTTAAACGTGCTATATCCAAAAGATATTTTGGATCTACAATAACACCCTTTAAAGACATTCTCTTAATAATATACAGTCTCAAACATTGCTTATATTGAGGTTGCATTAAAAATTGTTTCAATTCTTTATACGTAAATTGTAACGGTTTATTGATTTTTCCATTTTCAGTATTTAGTTTAATTATAAATTTAATTAATTCTAAACGTTCATTCATATTGATCCAATGGAAATTGCAACCAAGCATATAATTTTTTGAAAGACCTAAAATAATAATTAATGGTTTATAATCGCAAATATCATTTTTATTTTTTGGGTCGTACTCAAAATAACATATCGTTCCGTCTTTAACTCTATGATTATTTATTTCAGAACGCAATTTAATGGGATGCTTGATAAGTTCTTGAACAACCTTCTTTCCGTTAATTCTATTAAAAGGGTTTAAACGTGAAAATAAGGATTTTGCGTTATCAAGAAATCCCATTTTTTATTCCTTAGTTATCGTATGCTACTGCGTTTTCAGTAGGTACATTATTTTCAGTAACTCTATCATTTTCAGAGTCATTGCCCATACCATAAGTGTAGTATGAATATTTCCACTTCACATCAAAGGTTTCCACTTCACTTGCGGAACTTCCGTCAAAACTAATTGCAGAAACCTCGGTAACAAAACAATGATGATAAGTTACAGCATTTGTTGGATTATTTGCACTATCTAACTGCTCAACTCTAATGTCTGCCATAATAGCGTCAAGGTTTCCAGAACTACTATTTGCTGGAATGTGATCTATTGCTTTTGCCCAAGCCATAAAATCATTTCTCATTCTATGGCCTTCATCATTGTAGAATGTAGCACCAAAATCACCGCCATTAGATGGCTGTTTTGGTACAAAAAAACTTCTTCCTTGTGACTTAACTTCGGCCGAATCTACGGTTTTTGAAGGGAAACCGTCACACTTATTGCATAGTACAGCAAAGGCGTCACCATTTGCGTATGTGCTTGGAACACCACTTGGGAAATTGATGTAGATTCTGTATTTGTTAGCTCTAGCACCAATTCCAAGATAATTCTTTAATTTAGCAATTTCATTGGACATTTTTAAACTCTCTAATTTTATTATTATAACATATTATTTATTTATATGTCAATGACTTCCCACGTTGAATAACTGAAATTTAATGTATATGTTAAAAGATTTCCAGAGTCTCCAGTATATTTAATCTCCCCAATTTCAGTTAAGAAAACATCAAGATATTTAACACCGTACAAACGGTTTCCTTCACCATCTAATTGAAAAACTGAAATGGAACCGTTATAGTATTCTTTATCCCAAGAATGAGTTGGGCCATCTGACATCTCTATCCATTTTTCTAAGGTTTTGAGCACATTTAATTCAGAGTCCTCGTACACTTCAATAGAGGTACTTTCACCATAATCAAATTGCCCTTTAAATGTTACTGGAACACCGTGAATATTTATAGTCTTTGGTTTTGTGCTTTTCTTAGGGATAGTTGCACTCTTTGAAAGCACCCAAAGTTTTTTAGTAAATTCTGAAGTGTAAATGTTTTTTGGGGGATCAATAAGAACCTGATATTTATTGTTGTAAATACCACCCTTTCTATATTGAGCAGCTATATCCGCAATTGTAATTCTACCGTCAATCATTAGTCTTCACGCTCAAAATATGAATATTTAAAATTAACTTTTAAGGTTAAAAAATCGTCATTTTCGCCGACTGAAATTTTATCAATGCCTGACGGGAACACATTATACAGAACGTATTTTGCTGTGGCACCGTCAGTTGTTTCAGGTGTTATTTCGGCGTCAAAATCAAACTGATAAATTCTAGCAGTTACAGTTAGGTCGCCTTTGTTATCAAGATTTGGAAACAATGGCTCTCCATTTGGGAGAAAAATAGTTCCTTGTCTTGCACCAACATCACGCATTGTGATACCTTCGCCACGACCGTCATAAAATTCAACCCAGCTGTCAAAAAATCTTTTAAGTTTGTGAGTTGGATCCATATAAAATTCAGCATCCCAGTCATTTCCGTAAACTGATGAAACGTAAATTGGAATTATATGACCTTTATATTTAAAGTCTGCTGTTTTTGCCTTAATGTCTGGATAAGATGAACTCTTGCAGGAAATTGCTAATTCCTTTTCAAAACCACCACTTGATTGGAAACTAAAAATAACATTGAATTTGTTTGATCTAGCACCATCACCAATGGCTGCTCTTATCAATTTTGAATATGCACTCATTTGATAAATACATTAGTTTTTAAAATATTATTTATAACTATGAGCAAAACACTTTTAAAAGGACCACCAACTTTACACGAAGCGATTTCAAAAATTTATGAAACAAAATGGTCTTTGACATCAAATTTTTACATAAAAATAGAACCAGCTTTGCCGGCTAAAAATACCTTATGGAGCTCAAGCGGGTTAGCCGAAATAGGTGATTTCAATCTGTACTTAAAAGATTTTCAGGTTCCTCAATACGGTTCTGGAAATCCAATTGAAACTTTTATCAATGACCGTTTTAGAATGGCCCAATCATATTTTGATGTTGCTTCAATTACCTTAACATTTAAAGATTTTGACCAAAATCGTTTATACAGATGTTTTTTAAAATATTTAAAGGGATCCAGAGAAAAATATTTTGATGAGATTTCTTTTAATATTACAGTTTTTAAAGGTGGCGACAACGTAAACGAAAAGACCTATAAAATTATGGAACTAAAAAAATGTATGCTTACAAACGTTTCCACACTAACATTGAGTAATGACAACGAAGCACAAATTTGTGAATTTTCAATTACATTAAAGGATTCCAAAATACCAGAGGTTTAAAATATGTACAAAGAAATTGAGTTAAATGGAAGAACTATAAAATACAGAAAATGGAAGGTTAAAGATAAACGAGCACTAGACAACGCAGATAGCAATTTGGAGCGTAGAAAAATTTTTGTTTATGGTTGCTTAGAAGACCCAAACACACCTCTTGACTTAGAGGAATATAATTATGTCCTTGCGTTAATTCGTGATTATTCATTGCATAACACTTTGAATTATGCCCTTACTTGTCCTGAATGTGGACATTCTTTTACGATTGGAAAAACATCTGCACAGGTTGTTCAACCAATGCCAGCGGTTTATGACCCAATTGTAACAAATTCAAACACTATTGACATTGGAAATGTAAGGGACCAAAAAATTTATGAAGAAAAAATTTTAAAGTGCTTGACCCCAATGGAAAGATATATTACAGATTTTGCTTTACACATTTATTCAATCAATGGATCCGACATAACAACCATTGAAAATGTTATTGACTTTTTGGAAAATCTTGATGTTGACGAATACGAAAATATTTTTGCTCAATGGGACATTAGACGTTTCAAATGCAATGTTATTCACCCAACCAAATGTCCAAGTTGCAATGCAGTAAGCGATTTTGATTTTTCAGATATGCCAGAGTTTTTCCCTACATCTTGGGAAATTAGTTAAACACTTATGTAGGTCGCCCAATGAGAAGATCTATAAGACTTGACAAAGAATATATTGTGCATAGTTACCTCACGGAAGATGAGTTAGCTATTAAAGAATTTTTAGCATTTAATGAGGTTGACGATGACGACTTGGAACCATTTGTAGATGAATTATTGCAGAAGTTTGTTGAGGAATACGACCCAGAAATGGACAAAATAAAAAAGATTGTCCTTTTATGGTGCATTAGAATTTTGACTTTAGGTGATGAAATTGAGGTTAATTTTAAATGTAAAAAATGTGGTAACGTTCAGGATACCACAATTAGTCTTGCCAATTTATTGAGATTTCCAGAAATAGACTCTGACGAGGTACCAACAAAATTTGTTGACTCTTCGGAACCAATTGAAATATCAGACGAATTTTATGACGAAATGGATATTGATGATTTTGAATTTTACGCAAAAAATTTATATTCTTATTATATAGTTTATAATACAAAAATACATTTTAACTGTTATTACTGTAATGAAGACCATTTTACAAATCTTATGAGTTTTAAAAAAGTTTTGCAATTTATGAGTGAAGACAGCTATGAAACCCTTACAGAATGGTTGCACGTTTTAGTGTATTTTGGTCATTTAACCAGAAATGACGTTTTAAAAATGACACCCGTTCAACGGATGCTTGAAATAAAGTATTTCCAAGAAACAAAGAAAAAAGAACTAGGAGACCAAAATGGCAATTAAAGTTCCTAAAGGACTTACAAATGTCACAAAGATGGAAAAAAGATCAAAACTAGGTACCGCATTGAAAGTAGGTGAAAAAATTCTCTCATCTCTTGCTGGTGGTGGAGAAAGTAATCCTAAATCAAATGCAAAGGGACCCAATTTTGGTTTGAACTTTGGGTTTAACTCGGGGAATAAATCTGAGGATAAATCGGAAAACATCGTTTTTGTTAAAAATGATTACAGACCTGAAAAAACAGAAAGAAAAAATATCTTTAAACGTTTAGTAAAGGAAACCAACTTAGCAAATGAAATTCAAATGACAAATGAGGATATTGTTACTTCATTATATAACATTAATGAGGTTCAAAAACTCAATCCAAAATTGCCAAGAGTCAATACTAAACTTTTTAAAGATATGCTTCTTAATTGGAAAAAACCAAAAATAGAGGACTCCAAAACTGAAGCACAAAAACTCGCAACAATGCAGGAATTATCAGCAACCCAGGAAAGAATTTACAAAATTCTTTTCAAGATTGAGGACGAACTCATCGATGAGCAAGACACTACAATCAAGGAAAATGCTAATCGCAAAGCAGACCAAGAAGAATTTTTAAAGCGTTTACAGGAAATTCTTAAAGAGAATAACCTTGCTTTAAAAGATTTGTCAGAAAAAGAAGAAGGCGGTGAAGATGGTTTTGGCGTTTTAGACGCTTTAAATATGTTAGATTTTGTCAAAAAACCTTTAAACAGGTTGTACAATAAAGTTGCCAATAGTGTTAAACAAGCAACCGCAAAAGGTTTAAAAACTATTTCCAAATACGTTGGTAAAGCAAAGGGAAAAATTACATCGGCGCTCAATTTATCTGAATCAAAGGTTGCGAAAGCAGTTAAAGAAAACTTTTCAAAACTTGGAAATTCAATGAAAAACGCGGGAACAGCATTGAAACAACTTGGAGCAAAAGGTGCCAATGCAGCAGGTAAACTTGTTGGTGCTTCTGGTAAAGCACTTTCAAAAACTGGTGCAAAAATTGCACAACTGATTACCAAAACTGCTTTAAAAATGCTCGGTAAAGTTGTTCCGTGGATTGCCTTAATTCAGATTATATATTATCTTGTTTCATTTTGGATGGAAGCAGACAAGGCCATTGACGAACCTGGTATTATTGAAAAAATTATTTTCACTCTGACAGCTGCTTTTTCTCAATGGGTTATGGACTTTATTGACATAATCAAACTGTTATTTGATTTTTTAGTTTGGTTGTGCGATTGTCTATATAGTGCTGGAAATGCTATTGCTGAGTTTTTACCTGATGGTTGCAAGGGTGTAGCAAAGAAAGTTATCGGACTTTTACACGATTATTCACCTTGGAAACTTATCAAAGAATATATTGTTGATCCAGTTGTAAAATGGATTAATGATAAGAAATTATACGGTGCAGGATTAGGTGTTCAAGCAGTTCAAATTTATAGAGAGTGCAAGGAAGAATTTATCAGACTTATTCCAAATACTTCAACTTTAAAAATGTTATTTGGATCCGATGAGGATTTAGAAGCAGTAAAAAAATCTGGTATTTACACTTACAATCGCTTAGGAAATTCAACTGTTAATGTTGAAAATGCTGAAGACCTTGCAAAATTAGCAACTACATCAGAATTGCAAAAAATCTTAGAACACGATGACATTTCCTCTTCCGATAGAGAAAAGGTGAAGAAAGCACTTGAAATAAGAAAGTCCCAAAATATGTCGGATGCTGAAACTAAAAATAATAGAAGTAATGATAAACTTCAGCAGATTGTTTCAAGTCTTAATAATGGTGGAATAACAAAAGTCGCAAATCTTATAGGCATTCAAGGAGCAAAACTTTGGTTAAGATGGGCAAAACTTGCTTTATCTTCAATAAACAAATCAGCACCAGCTTGTATGCTTGAATATCACAAAAACCCAGACGGTTCAGACGGTACATTGTGCTATAAAATACTTTATGATGATGATTGGACCCATTTTTCTGATAACGAATGGACTTATCCAAAAAATATGCTCAATGCTTTTACGTTTTATTTTAACAAAAATAAAATTTCATTTAAGATTGAAGGCAATATTTGGATGACACCTTATGGAACAATTTTTATCGAAACCTTTATTAATGATATATTAGAAACAGAAAAATATATTGGTAATGCTTCAAAACTTAAATTGCAGTCAAATGGAACTTTAGGAAAAGTATTTAAAGTTATTGGTTATTTTGATGTTAATACTGGTTTTAAAGAAAAAGAATTTTGTCCTGGTGACAAGTGTGTTGATGAATACTGTACCCAAAATATTCTCACTAAAGAAGTAACACCAACATTTGGAGAAGCAAAGGCAGTAAACGATACAACCGAAATTGACAGTTTTATAAGAAATAGTCCTGATGAATACGCAAATCCTATTGTTAATTCAACTGTGCCAGCAGCTGCTATCAATACTGGTTCAAGTGGTATTCAAAGTCTTCCACCAATTTTGGACGCTAAACCAATTTCAAAATCTGAAGCATCCGATAAAGTTTGGAAATTCTTAACATCAAAACTAAATCTTACAGATTTTCAGGCTGCCGGAATTATGGGAAATCTTGACGTTGAATGTGGAGGATTTAATTCAAAATACATTACTGGTTGCCATTGGGACGTTAATGGTCCTTCTGGTGGTATGTGTCAATGGCACGACAAAGGTCAATATGGTGGAAGATTAACAAAACTTAAAAAGTTTGCTGAGAGTATAGGTAAACCTTGGGGAGACGTTGAAACACAATTATTATACTTAGAAAAGGAATTAAATTCATCAGAAAGCAAAGCACTTAGAGAAGTAAGAAAAGCAACAACTGTGGAAGAGGCTGCTAGAGCGTGGGTATATTACTTTGAAAGACCTGCTAACAAAGAATTAGAAACAATAAAAAGAGGAAATATAGGTAAAAAATATCTTGAGCAATACGGTGGTTCAACTGAAAGTACAGAAGTTTCAAATACTTCCTCAAGTTCACCTTCTGACTTAGAAAGTGCAACTGAAACAGTTTTAAATCCTTCTGGAAATCCAAACATAGAAAATGCGACTGAAACAGTTGTAAATGCTTCTGAAAGTGCAATTGAATCGGTTTCAAGTGCTTCTGAAAAGGATACCGGAGAAACAACTGGAGAAAGCAAAAATGGTATTTCAGCAGATGATGTTAAACCATCAGGAAGTATTAGTGATATGTTGAATATTGGTGCCAAACTAATTGCTGGTACGACATATTCTCAACCTAATCGCTTCAGAAAAGGTTTCTTTGACTGTTCATCATTTGTTGGAACCACTTTAATACAAAGTGGCTTAAAATACCCTTCAAGTCTGCCTTCAACCGCAACAATGGGTAACTCATTAGCAAAAGCAGGATATTCTTATATAGGAAAAACAAATTCTAAGAATGTTAAAGAGTTAAAACCTGGTGACATTTTGTTATATCCAAGAAAGCACGTAATGTTGTATGCTGGCAACGGTGAGGTTCTTGAAGCAAATGGTTATAAGGGTTCACATAACGGAAAAAATCGTTGGGGTTCCTTACATAACAAATCAGATTTATATCAGGTTTGGAGACTAGGTGGTGGAACACCAATAAGTGCATTATCAGAAGAATCAAATGAGACCTTAGCTGAGGCAAGTTCAACAAGAGCACAACAAAATATGGGCGATCCTAATAGATTTGTTGAAGGAACCAAACAGTCATCAGAGAATGAAGAAAATGTACTTCTTGCAGATGGAAACAATAATACAGGTCCTTCACCTTATGATGGTCAAGCAGAAGAATTGTTTAGCATTAAATACGCTGAGGTTTTAGTTTAATTGAATTTTTGGTAATTAAATAAAAAAGTCTTTAAAATCAAATACTTAACTAAAATAGATATGTAACTAAGTTATTGATTTATAAAGACTTTTTAAAAAAACGTAAAAATACTGAATAATTATATTGTGTGAAACACAAAAATTTTAAATGGATCCAAAAAATAATTGTGTGAACACAAAAAATTTATATATTCTATATATAGAAATTTAAAAGAATTTTAAATGGATCCAAAAAAATTAAATGGATCCAAAAAAAAATAATTGTGTGAACACAAAAAATTTATATATTCTATATATAGAAATTTAAAAGAATTTTAAATGGATCCAAAAAAATTAAATGGATCCAAAAAATAATTGTGTGAACACAAAAATTTTAAATGGATCCAATAATTTTTTAAATGAAATAAAAAGCACTCAAAAGAGTGCTTTTCAATATGTTACTTTGACTTGATATCCATATCATCAAATCTAAAACTAAAAGAATCATCTCCAATCGTTTCAAAATCGGAATTTTTCCTTCCTTTTGCAAAAGTGAACTTGTATTTTGTTGCTAACTTTTTGCAACAATCATCAATTCTTTTTTCGTCAAAATTAACAAAAACCTCGTTGGCTCCATAATTTGACTTATTTACTTTAATTTCCCCTGCGGACTCAATAAAATCGTAAACATTTTTGACAAATTCTTCCCAGAATTTGTAATAAACTTTTTTATTCTCTTCGGTGTGATTACTCTTCTTTTCCCAATTACTTAGGTCATCCTTTCGAGGAGAATATTTAACATCGGTAAATTCGTAATCATCTCCAATATCCCACTTTTCGGTGGCAGGATATATGTTGAATTTTACATCAAAGCGTTTAATGTCTGTGGCAGCCTGGACAATATCGTCTGACTCCCAGCAAGGTTCACCAATTGTAAAGTACAGATTAATATTTCCGTCATATACACTAGGGGTTACGAAAATTTGCTCGTCTTCGTTTAAAAGTTTGAATTTCATAAAATTTCCTTTTTGAACTCGTAAAACCTAGCACATAAAATATTTATGTACTAGGGTTCTTATCCAGTTTTAAAAATCTATCATTTATTTATAATTTAAATCTCTTTCAAAACTTCGTATTTGTTCATTAACCAAATTCTATCTTTTGAACCGTCATAAACATCATACCATAAATTCTTTGCGAGGTTAAGATCGAATTGTGAAGGGGTTCCATTTTCTTCAATTACCTGACGTAAATTATTTAATTTTTTTATTAAAACGTCAATGGTATTCATAACCTGTTCTTTGTTGTTTCCAATTTCTTTTGAAACATTATTAACAATTACGCTATTCATATTTTTTCTCTCTAAATGTTTTTTACATTTATATTATAGAGTGACCTACATCAACCCTGAAGGATAGATGCTTCCATTTAGAAACTAATTCTAGTTCAAACTGTGTGTAACACAAATGTTTGAAGGCTTTATACTCCGAGAGGTCCTTCCCAAGAGTTTTATTTTGAATATAATTTTCTCCAGCTTTTAAAAGATTAAGAGCTGAATTATAATCTCTATCAATAATATTACCACATTTACACTTTAGTGTACGATTGGTAACATCTTTCATTTCTGGATGCCTTTCTCCACATTTAGAACAGACCTGAGAGCTTGGATAATATTTGT